TGGGCTAACATCGGGGCTAACATCAGGGATAACATCTGGGCTAACATCAGGGATAACATCAGGGATAACATCAGGGATAACATCAGGGATAACATCGGGGATAACATCGGGGTTAACATCAGGGATAACATCTGGGCTAACATCGGGGATAACATCTGGGCTAACATCGGGGCTAACATCAGGGATAACATCTGGGCTAACTATCAAAAATCATCTTATTATGGAAACATATCCGATTATGGATGGGTTGCTTTTTATAAGTATTTTCAATCATCTAACCATTTTACAGAATATGATTGGTCTAATTTTGATAAATTTGCAAAATTGTTACAATCGGGGATTTATGAGTTATACACATTTGAAAATGTTTGTATTGTTTGTAGTAAACCAAAAGTTTATCAGGATAATGCAAATAGATTACACAACACATCTAGTCATGCTGTAATATTCAAAGATGGATTTAGCCAATATTATATAAATGGTCGTTTTATGCCAGAATGGATATTTAAAGGATTTACAAAAGAACAATTCTTGAAAGAAGAAAATGAAGACGTTCGTGGTGGGATGTATGAGATTATTGAATCTAAAGGAGAAGGTTCTATGCTTACATTTCTTGATGCTATAGAAATTGATAAACAATCCTTTGTTCATTCTAATGGAGAAATAGAAGAAATGATACTTTATAAAACAAAAGAATCATTTAACGAAGAAGAGGATTTAAATGGTAAATGTCCAGCTCAATTAGCGTGGTTAAAAATGACTTGTCCTTCAACTGGACAAACATATCTTATTCCTTCTGATAGTAGCTTTGATAATTGTATTGATGCTGCTAAATATCACAGGCCGGATTATGTGTCTAAAGAAATTCCTTATATTTGGGAACAAAGAAATTAACTAATCTTTAATCAAACTAAAATAAGACCTCATACTTGCAACAATTTTCATGAAAAGAAAAAAAGAGTTATTTAATTTACATATTAACAAATATAAATTTAATTAAAATGGAAAAGATCAAATTTTTAGGGGTAAATTCTATGCATGGAGATGTCCAATGTTATGAATTGAACGAATTACCAGAAGGATGTGTTAAAACAACTCCTCAGTTTATTGCTAAATCTGAAAAATCTGGACATGTTCATGTATTATGTGGAGAATATGAGATGTTTACAAAAAAAGGAGTAGAAGGATTCTTTGTTAAAGTAGGTAGTGATGGTTGTACTCTTAATCATACAGGACTTAATGAACTAACTCCTGAAGTAATGAGTAAAAATGTAGTTACACGAATAGCAGATCATAAACCTAACTTTTATAAACCTAATACTATTCTTTATATTGGTATTCAGAAAAGAAAGAAACACTTTTCTAAACTATGGGAAAAAGTTAGAGATTAATATTCTTCATCTAATAGTTCTTATATATCTGAAATAGAATGTTTGTTTCTGTTTGGGGAGATATATAAGGCTATTGGGTGATTTACTCTTAATACTAATTAATATGAATAATAATATAAAATCATGTTCTTTATGTAAACATAAAGACATTGACGAAACAAATTGCCGAAACTGTACAACTTCTAACTTTGGTTGCTTTGAACGTAAAGAATGTGCTAATTGCTTTTGGAGATCTAAAGAGAATGATAGATTCTAACTATCAAATACAATCTGATAATGCTCTTATGGCTTTATTAGATATATCATTCAATTAACATTAATCTAAACCTATTTAGATGGCATTGTACATCTATCTATTAACTCGTTTGGCAGAAGATCTAACTTCTGGTAGGTTTTATAAAAAATAATTATATGATAAAATACGCAATAACCTTATTCCTATTAGGAATGGCATTTATAATATCTATATATCTTGACATGATAGAATTATCTATGCTTAGTGGATTTGTATTACTATTAGCATTTGCAGCACTAACAAGTACAAATGTAAGAGAAGAGATAAAAGAACAATCTAAAAATTAATCATTAAAATACTGACAATAAAAGATTTTTATATTTTGAATAGCAAGTAGGTTTAGTCAGTTCCTATATAAGAGAGTTAGTTAACTCTCTTTTGCTATTCATTAACTTATTTAAAAACTGAATAAAATGAAACAAGTATTAAATGACCTCACACAGCTTAGTAGCTTAAAAGAGGAAAAGAAGTATGTAAAAGTAAATATCGAGTCTTACATAGCTCGTAATGGTGTTCATAAGGTATATAATATACTATCTTTATCAAGAGATAAACAAGGTAATGTAACTATGACTGCTCATGAAGCACCAGAAGTAAGTAATGAATTTGGTTATACACATCTGTTAAACAGATATGACATAGCTAAGATAAGAAGTCTTAAGTACCTGGGTTACTTCCTTAACTTTGATAATGCTAATAAGAAATGTTATCTATGGCTTGACAATGGCAAGAATATAATCCTAAAGAAAGGATTCGTTCATTCTAAGACCTCTGGCAGACTTGTATCTAATTTAATAGCTAAGTTAGGCTCAGAAGAAATAAATGTAACAGAAATGATAGAAAAGGCCATACAAGCTGAACAATATGGTTTATTAAAAGAACTTAATTATACATCACACTAACAATGGAAACATATAAATATTATATTATAGGGTTGTTATTAGCTATAGCAGCCCTATTTGCTCTTGTTTGTTTTCTAATGAATGTAAATAAGAATAAACAAACAAATATTGAACTATGTAATTGTAGTCAATGTGCATTAAAACGTGATTGTTTTTATCATATTTCTAATCATAGGGAAGATATTACTTTAGTTCATAAAAAAGATATGATGAAAAGAAAACATACAGAACATGCAGAATATTATTGTTTAAACTTTTATCCTAAACCGTCATGATTAAAGAACTAAAAACTCGTATAAGAATAATGTTAGAGTCAGTACCGGATTGTAAGGACAACGATAATTTACTTGTGTCAATGATATGGCAAGAGGATATGGAAAATAGAACAATAAATAGCTACGAAGAAACTATATCTACCTTTTTTGATTTACTTGCTAATGGATCACTTACTAACTTTGAATCAATAAGACGTTGTAGACAACATCTATAACAACATAATAAAGACTTCAGAGGTTCAAAGTACAAAGAAAGGCAATACCTATCATTAGAAGTAGCTGAAGAACTCAATACGGAAGGATTTAAAGAGATAATTCAAGACAAATATACTCAGATAACACCTGAGATACTATCTACTCTTAAAATAAACGATGAAGTGTATTATACACATCTTAATACTGAATTAGGAACAGTTATCTTTAATGATAAATGGAATGGATTATCTTTAGGTAAGAAATATAAAATAACAGATATTAATTCTATTGCTATACAAGTATTGGATAATGATAAGATATGCATATTCTATAATTATGCTGAGTTCTCAATCTTAACTAAATAAAACAAAGAATAGCAGACTAACAATCTGCTTTCTTTGTATATTTGTGAAACGAAGCGTAATTTTGTCTAACGGCTGGCAATGCAAAATAAAATTAAAATGGATTTTAAACATCAAATTTCAGATTTAAAAATAACAACAATAATACAAACAAGAACATATTTACACTGGTTTAATACAGAAAAAGGTAGAGATGCTCATGAGTGTTATGAAAGGATTGAAAGTGGTTATATCAGATATGTAAATAAAAATAATCCATCAATGGTGATTATTCAAGGAGATAGGTTTTTTAAAGACCTTGAAGAGATGTATCAGAGTGTGTTGGTAAATGAACGCTAACGAACAGGGCTTGTAAACGTGCGTATTAATTTGTAATAAATTAAATTTGAAATAAATAAAAAGTTTAAAAAATGAGGAGGGTTTATGAAAGATAAAATAATTATAATACAAGGACAATCAAATGCTATTAACATAAACCATGAAAGAAATATAATTTTAGAGGAAAATACATTTTATAGAAATGATAGAAAATATTTTAATAATTTACGAAAATTAATAAAACACATTAAAAAATTATATTTCATTATTGCTTGCTGTTTAATTTTTTCGTGTAACGATAATTCTAAAATTATAAAAATACAATTAGGACAATCAAAATACAACGAATATGATACAAGGCACTTTATTTGACTTACCCACTAAACCCGCTATTGCGGTTGAGCCTGTGTTAGTGGCTGGCTCATTTCCTGTAGACCAAAAATTATTGGCTTTATCTTGGAAACAACCATTTGCAACCGCAATGCTTTATGGTAAAATTGAAACTCGAACATGGAATACAAATGTGCGTGGGTGGGTATTGATATGTACAAGTTTGAAAGCATATAGTGAAGATATTGAGCACAAACTTTGCGGAACAGATTTATATTATAAAATGCTTAGTGCGATGAATCGGGATAGCGGAACCCTTGATTTGAATGGTTACGGAATTGCAATAGGTAAATTAGTTGATAGTAGGAAAATGAAGCCAAAAGATGCCGACAAGTGTTTTGTGAAGTGGCGGGAAGATTTGTATTGCCATGTTTACGAAGATGTAAGGCAAATAAAACCAATAATTTGGAAAGGAACGCAAGGATGGAAAGAAGTAACAAAAGACATCAAAAGTACGATAGTGGTTCTTTGAGCTTGCCACTAACCGCAGCTTTGCGTCTGTTGTGCGTTGGATAGTGCGGCTGGAGAATAGCGCAAAGGTGATGTTACCAAAGTGCGTAAGGAATTTGAGCGTAGGCTCGTTGTATTAATTTAAAAATTATTTAAGCGATGGAAAATAGAGAAATTAAATTTAGAGGATGGTTTCAAGGAATAAACGGACAAGAATATTGGGCGTATGGCTATTTGGTTAAACAGACAAATGGTAATTGGGAAATAACCAATGGAGAAACATCTTGGACGGTTGATAATGTTGGGCAATATACAGGACTGAAAGACAGTAATGGGAAAGAAATTTATGAAGGCGACCAATTATTTGTATGTGCAGGATATTCTTCTACGGTGGAGTTTCAGGACGGAATGTTTGTTTCAGTTTATAGACACCCCGAAGATGGAGAAACAATACCGTTATGCGATGCAATAGGAAAAGATACTGTAATAATTGACGATGATTATGAACGTGCGATGGCAAATAATTTTTAAATTAATACAATGTTTGGTAACATCATACTACTCGTAATACAATAAATTGAACCAATGAGTAAACTGTATGAAAATGTAGCAAATAGGTATATAAAATCTTCAGAAGAAGGTCATATAACAATGGATGAAGAACTAAGAATATTAGAGTATTTGGTTCAAAGATATAAACTAACATCATTATCAGACTTTGCTAAAGAGCAGAATATAAGCTATAATGGAGCTAAGAAGAGAATAAATAGTGGTAAGGTTATGTATATTGAACTAATGAACCAAAAATTTATAATACAATGAAAGACAAACCTATTTTAATAGTATTAACAAGAGAACTAAAAGAGTTCTTAGAAAAAAATAAAGCATTAGATAAGTATCTTTGTAATGTACAAAAACAAAATGGCTATAATCGTATAAACTTACTTAATCCTAGTCATGGATTTCATTGGGCTAAGACAAAAGAAGGTCATGAATATTGGGCTTTATTATATAAACAATTTTCCAAAAAGTATTTATAATTAATGGCTAAGACATGTCTTAATGATGATAGACCAGTGTTTGCTTTACAACTCTGCAAGTGATGTTGGGCTAAGGAACATGGTAAACCAATAAAGAAAGCTATAATAAAACCTAAAAGATATAACTGTTCAAAGATAGTTAAGAATAATAGTAAGGTACTTAAAAGAAATATAGATAAGTATTCCTTATGGGGATTTGATTCAGAGAAAGAGATGTTTGAACATATATGGAACACAATGCCTCATATCTCATTCCTATCAGGAGATAAGCTAGTAGATAAGGATAGTCCTTTCTACTATAATCAATTTGCTCATGTACTTTCCAAAGCTCAGAATAAATATTATAAGTTTAAACTAAACCCTAAGAATATCGTAATGTTAACAGCTAGGGAGCATTTGGCTTATGATTTTGGTACTGAAATACAAAGAGAACGATTAGCAGAAGAGAAGGGATTTAGTTGGTCTAAGATTACATTACTACAGGAAGAATTGAAACTAGAATATCAACAATTAAAACAATAAAACAAATGAAAACATTTACTTTTATTCATAGTTGGCATAATGAAGTATTGTTAAATATACAAGCTAATAATTATCAAGAAGCTAAAGATTTAATATTTATTTTAACAAGAGAATATGGATTAGATCCTAACAAAGAAGACACTTCTTTATGGATATGTAATAACGAAAAAGAAGAAATAGAAGATGAATAACCCTAATTGCCCTTATAACGATAATAGAAGTTGTGATGATTGTGATATGCTCATAGACGAAGAGTGTAACATGGATAATGATCAAGGTGGTACTGGACATGGAGATATTAGTTATTCAGATGCAGAAGGAGGCTTATGAAAGAATATAAATCAACAATGCCTGAGATTACTTTAAAGTATAAATCAGGAGATGTAAAGAAATATCAGATTAAGCAATCCTCGGATGTATTTACAATAGCTAAAGAGCTACTTAATCTAGATACAGTTGAATTATCAGAAGAATCTTTATGTCTTTACTTAAACAAAGCACATAATACGATAGGATGGACAAGAATAAGTCAAGGAGGTATAGCTGGAACAATAATGGACCCAAGATTAATATTTCAAAAAGCTATTCTTTGTGGAGCAAGTGCATTAATACTTATTCATAATCATCCAAGTTGTAACTTAAAACCTTCTGACCAAGATATTGATATAACAAAGAAGATTAAAGAAGGAGCAAGGTATTTTGAGATTTCCTTACTTGAACATTTAATTATAGCAGGTGATTTAAAGAAATACTATAGCTTTGCTGATGAAGGAATTTTATAATAAATTCAACAATGGAAAAAGATAAAACAGATAAGAGAAAGAAAGCAGTAGATGTACTATCTAAGATACCGCCTCAAAATATAGATATAGAACAAACAATTCTAGGAGCTATAATGATTGATCCGAAACAGGCAAAAGGAGTATTAGACGTATGTAAAGCTGATTGGTTTTATTCTCCTGAGAATAAGATTATCTATGAAGCTATTCATTCTCTCTATGAAAAGAATGAGCCTATAGACATCTTTACTGTGAAGAATAAGCTAATAGATAGACAAAAGCTTGAAGATGTAGGAGGAGCCTTTTATCTTACTACATTAACAGGTAAAGTAGCTTCTTCTTCTCATGCTATGTTCCACATGAGGATTATACAACAGAAGTATATCCTAAGAGAAGTAATACGATTGAGCGAACAAGTACAACAAGATTGTTTTACTGATGATATAGATATAGATGATGTGATACATAATCATATTGATGGTATATCTTCTCTATTAGCCTTTACAAGAAGCAAGGAGATGGTAGAGATGGAAAAATGTATTGAATCAGCAGCTAATGAGATTGAAGATAATAGTAATAGAGAATCAAATATCTATGCTACTAAACAATTTCCTAAGTTTGATAATCTCTTTGGCTTATCTAAGTCCTCTATTTTCATGCTTGCAGCAGATAAAGAATCAGCAAAAACCGCAGCCACTATAGCTATTATGTATCATGTGTGTGAAAACAATAAAGATATTGATGTACTATGGGTATCAATGGAAGATCCAAAAGAAAAGATTGTGAGAAGAATGATATCTATGGATACTGGCTATAGAGATAGGAAACTATTATCTAAAGACAATAAGCTATGTGTAGAAGAGAAACAGACTATTGCTAATTCATTAATACGATTAAGTAAGAAAGGATTTAATATCAAATTTGTTGATGTTAAGATAACAGAGAAAGAGTTAAAGAAATTCTCTCGTAAGGTTAATGAACAAGCAAAAGCTAATAAAAAAGAGCTTATCATAGTAGTTGATAATATTGGTTTAATAGGTAGTACGATAAGATTCAAGGACCAGACAGAAAAGGATATGTATATCATGGATGTTCTTGTAGAAATAAGAACTGAAACAAATGCATGTATATATGCTCTTCATCATGTCACTAAAGAACATGGTTCAAAGTATAATCTTAAAGACGGTTACAGACCAAGAGAGACAACTATTAAGGGTAGTGGTACTTTCGTTAACTATGCTAATTCTGTTGCATTAGCTAATCTCCCAAGTAGATATCCTGACCTTATGGATGTGTATAAACAAAGAGCGTTAGGTATGCCTACTGAAGAATTGAAGTTTACCGACCAGGACTTTGAGAAGTCTTTTTGGAAACTAAATCCTAATAGTGATAGCTTTACTACTAACTTTAAGAATCCTATTGTAAACCTTAAACAAGCTACATGGGATAAGGTAAGAGATGTTATCATGGGTAGGGAACATATGGCTGATGGTACAGAAGCAACAATGAATAGCCTTTTTATAGCCTATACTGCTTATTACAGACTAATGCAGAGTATTAATGACTCTACAGAAGAAGATAAGTATAAGAGAGGAATAATGGCTATTTATACATGGTTACATAATGGTAAGTACAAAGAGAAGAAAGTAAGAGATAAACGTGACCTATATCTTTTTGGAGATAGAGATTTGACAGCAAAGGAACAATATGAACTATTAAAGAAGATGTTTATTATTGAAGGAGTGAAGATAAGAGATGCTGGACAAGGAGAAGATAAGGTTATAAGATATGTATGTGACCTAGATAAAAATGAATTTATTGAGGTATGAAATTAACTAAAATAAAATAATATGCCAGAAATTAAATTAATTTTCAAAAACTACAAAAAGTTAAAAAACAAAGAAATAGACTTAGCTGATAACTATATCTACTTCATATCAGGTTCTAACGATAAAGGGAAATCGAGCTTTTTACAGGCGATTAAAGCCTTACACACTGCAAAGCTCGATATTGACCAACCAGTAACAATAGGAGAAGAGAATGGCTCTATTGAAGCTATTAACCTTGTAGGAGCAGATGGAAAGAGATACATAGTAAGAGCAACATTTGATAAGTCAGGAGATGCTAAGTTTGTAGCTATTGATGAAGAAGGAAAGATTGTAAAGTCTGTCAACCAGATTAGAAATATCTTTAAGTACAACACTTTTACTGCTGAAGAATTCATGCAGATGAGCATGTCTGCTAAAGGTAAAGAAGAAGCTAAGAAGATATTCCTTTCTCTATTAGATGAAGAACAAGCTAAAGCCTATGAACTATCTACTCTATTAGAAAAGCAGTACTACGATAAAAGAACAAACCTTAATGCCACTGTTAAGCAATTAACGGAGATAGAAAAGGGTTATGAGCTCACAGATGATCAGATGTACCTTATTTCTGTCAGACAAGTAAACTTCGATAAGCTAAAAGAATTAGAAGAAGAGTATTCAGGTATCGCAGTAGCTATAGAAAAACAGAAAGGTATAGCAGAGAAGATCGCTCATGCAGATAAGAGTATAGAAACAAATATTTCTGATATAGCAAAGTCTGAACAACAGATTAAACAACTACAAGACCATATCAAGATTCTTAATAAAGCTACTGAAGAACTAAATAAGAGTAGAGAAGAGTTAGTGAAGCTACAGACATCTGATGTTCCTAATGCTGATGTGTTAAAGCAACGTATTCAGACAGGTAAAGAGAAGATAGCTGAGATAGATGCTCTTGTACTTAAAAAGAAGTCATATGATGAAGTAAAGGCTAAGAGAGTAGTTAATCATGATGAATGGGAAAAGACTGATGCTGCAGTACAGTTAGAAAGAGACAAACAAGATGATATCATTAAGAATAGTAAGAACCCAGTAAAAGACCTAAGACTAACAGATGATGGTCTAATGCTTGGCGAACTATCCTTTAAAGAGAATCAGGTATGTAAGTCTAAAGCTATACTCACAGGAGCAAGAATACAGTGTGCCATTAATGATAGTCCTTTAATTGTTATTGGATGTGCTAATGACCTTGATAATGAGTCACTTAAAGAGATGGAAGCGATAGCTAAAGAGTACGGTAAAACAATGTTGATGGATTTTGTAGAAAGAGAGGAAAGTGAATTAAAAGTTGTTGCTTATGACCAAAGTAAATAACGAATTAAGTCCTAACGTTAAGTATATTTAGTAGGAGTTCATAGATACTCTTATAAAACAGGAGTTCTAGCAGAAATAGTTGGAGTTGAAATGGTAAAACCAAGTGATGATTTAGAGCCAAGACTATGTTATCATGTTCGTTGGTCGGATATGTGTGAGGATTGGATTGCTATTGATGGTGGTCATTTCAAGGTAATATCATTCACGGATATATTAAATGGGAACATTCCAGAGGTGACGGATTAAATGTTGTCTAACGGTGGAAATAAGCACTGTTTTAAACGAAAACTTGATATAAAACACAGTAAAAATTATGGGTTGGCGTGAAAACACATTAATCGAAGGAAATAAAATATACACACAAGAAGGAAAGAATTGGCATGACTTTCCAAAGTGGTTAAAATTTAGATACCGCCTAATGAATTTTATTTCCGAATGGCTGACATTGGATGCCGTAAAATCTGGTTGGAAAATGCCGAGATTACGATTTAAGCAATGGCTGTTTTATAGAAAACATCCATATTTAAAACGGAGAGAATAATTTTTATTGTTTATAACGGTAAAGCATACACGAAGGCGGGGCTTCTTTAACCCGAACATACATTTTAGCACTTCGCCCCCGCTTTTGTGTATGTAATGTTATAGGGCGTTTGTTTTATGAAAATCAGTAAGAAAAAAGAAACCGAACTATACGAATTGCTCCACAAAGAATTGATGGATGCAAGGGTTAAAATATCAATGAAATTAAAAGGCACAGTTCATCATACTATTTTAAATGATGTGGATGATGTAATGAGTGATTTGACAATGAAAGCACCTTTAAAGGCTATTAGGTTGTTCAATCCAAATGCCCTATAACGGTACGCAGATAACAACAGTTTAAATAAATTTAATATGAAAAACAAAAGCAAAAAACAAGTAAAAAAGATTGATAATAGCACTGAAAAATTGTTATTATCTGATGTTATAAAATCGGTTTGTAGTCATCCTTGGCAATATTGTATCGATGCAGGAGGCAATAAAAGATTTTGTTATAAATGCTGTAAGACAGTTCCAAAGCAAACTGTTTTATAACGGTTGGGGCTATGAAACGTGCCATTATTAAGAACTGAACTATGATTGAAATACGAAAGAAAATTTTTAATATTTTTTAAGGATGGAAAAAACAATAACAACTCTAAAAAAACGAGTTAAAGTATTTAAAAAACTTATTAAGGACGAGGATTTGCAAATCGAAAGACTGAAATACAAATCACGGTCAATTCGTTTGAATAATTCACACGTACCAAGAAAAAACTGGTATATTGATAGATTGCAAGAATTACAACTAATAATAAGTTTTTTAGAAGGCAAAACCAATGAAAGTGATTTTATACATCACAAACTTGATGACGGGCTTGGTGGATTATGCCAACTTGTAGGAAACTTGTCTAAACACAATGATTAGAAGCGTAGGCAAAAAATATTAAAAATTTTCAACTATGAACTATAATCGAAGTACAAATGTAGTGCTTGCAGCTAACGGTTGGGGCTTTATTTAGTAATTTAATTTTATACGATATGACAATAGATAACGACTTAATAAACGAAATTTTGAAAATAGCATACAAAGCTGTGCCGAAGAAATGTGCGCTTGATGGAACAAAATTGATTGAAGTGCATCATGAAATGAGAGAGTTACTAAAAATTAAATTATTGAATAAAGCCCATGTTATAAGTTCGGTTTGCCAGCACCCACTTAAATACAAAGTAGCAAACGATGTTAGATGGTACTGCCCTGATGGATGCGGATACCTTTATGGGCAAACTGACTTATAACATCTTATATACCACAGCCACCCATATTTTAAACTGATAATCAAATGGATAGTCTTTTACAAGAAAAATACATCATCACTTATTCGAACCATTTTAAGATTGGAAATAAAACTTTTGCCTTCCGTAAAAAGAATCTATTTGACATTAGTTTTATTCCTAATTTTAAGCCGCTACAAGCGAATGGAGGTTCTTATGGTTATTGGATTGACAGACATTTTTACACGTTGTCAAAACTCGAAAAAATAACCGTAAAAGAATCTATCGAAGTTGATGTGAGCAACCTTAATTGGAACGTACAAATAGAACTAGACGATTGTTTTAATTTGGAAAAATAAAATAAAATAAAACTAATGTGTCCTATTTGGAAACCATTTATAGAAAATTGGAATAGGTTAGTTGAAATGTATGAAAATGATGAACTTATGTACGAATATATGCACGGATTAGTTGAATTAGGGCGAATAAATGCAGGGTGGATAAAAACAAGTTCGAACAGTTGGAAAATGCCGTCTTAAAATTGGCGGTAACGAACGGGGCTTTATTTAGTACCGACTTAACAGACAAAACTTAATTAGAGATACAAATATTATGGAAAAGAAAAAAGTTAATACGAAGCCGAAAAGTAAGGCATTGAATAAAGCACTTGTTAGCCAAAAGAAATTTTCGGTTACAGAGCAAGAATTTATAACCGCACAACGAAAGGCATTTAAAATTTGGAAGCAACTTTTATCTAAAGAACCTAAATGGACGTTTGATTACGGATTGAACCAAAATAATTATGTGGCATTAGCTGAAAATCCAAAACCGCATTTTTATACCGTATGCCACGAACCAACAACAATCAATACAGCAACAGGAATGTTTAGATTTCCAAATGAAAAAGTTGCAGATAAATTTATTAAGATGATGGGAGCGTCAATTAAGCACTTATGCCCGAAAATTTCTTTTGGCTAACATTCCGCTACTCATAGTATAATAAATAAGACCAATGAGTAAACTATATGAAAATGTATCTATTAGGTACATAAAAGCATCAAATGAGAATCATATTCTAATGAACGAAGAACTTGAAATACTTGAACATTTAGTATCAAAGTTTGGACTTATGACAATATAAGAATATGCTAAGAAAGAAAAGATAACCTATAAAGGAGCAAAGGTAAGAATAGCAAGTGGTAAAGTTATGTATATTAAACTCATGAATCAGGTTTTTGTTATTCAATAAGTAAATAGTATCTTTAATTAATAATTTAATAATTAAGTAATGGAAAAGAAAAGTAAATTAATATCTTTTACTCCTAAAATGGGTAAAGACGGACAACAAAGAACATATACTCCTTCAGGTGGTAAAACACTTTACTATCAAGTGGTGGTTTTTGAAAATAATGATACTGGTGAAGCAGGTAGTACTTCTCCTGTACCTAAATGGTCATTAAATGCAGAATATACCTATAACATTGAATCAGGACAGTATGGTAATGCTATCAAAGGAATGAAAGAAGTAGGTAAAGAATATAATGGTGGAGATAAAAAGAAAGCCTGGGAACCAGAAGATCCTAATAAGGATTTCTTTATTGCTAAGATGGTAGGTATGGAAGCTGCTACTGACTTCTTCTTGAAGTTAGATCAAACACAGTTTACAGATGCTATACCTGTTAAGACTAATCTTATTAGTGTGGCTAATCTGTTTGCAGAGTATATCTTTGACATTAGTTCAATGCCAAGTGGTATTTCTCCTAAACAAGTAAGAATAACTCGTCAGAATGCATTAAAACGTGCAGTAGAGCAAGCAGATATTCCTATCTTTCAAATTGTAAGTTCCATGAAGGTTTTGGAACGCAGTAAGGAAATAGAAAAGTATCTTAATCAATTACCATCATAATGATTGATGTACCAGTAGCTATTAACGCATCCCTAGTAAAGAAGTTGTATTTTAAGGGGGAGAGCAGACCGCTATGCCCCTTAAGACTACAACAGGTAGATATACTTAAGAAATACTCTGAGACTACTCTATCTATGCTTAAAGGACAGTACTTTGAAACAGCAAGTATTGGATCTGGTGTATATGGTAATAAGATTTATGACCTACCAAGGAAGTCTATCTCTAAGAAACAAGAGAAAGAAAATAGGATAGCAGAGCTTCAAGGACAAGGGATAATACATGTAGGTGAGCCAACTATTGACCAAGTAAGAATAGATAATCAAGTAGCTGTATTTAAGAAAGAAGCAATGGATAGAATGATAGCTATATCTAAAGACAATGTACAGTTGACTATCTTTAAATGGATAAACGGCATACTTTGTAAAGGTACTTTAGACATCTTTCCTTGTTTTGTAGACTTTGGTGGTACTCCTAAGCTAATGATTATTGACCTTAAACTTACTAAAGATATCAATGGCACTTATCCTGCTGAGTTTGGTTGGGGTGATCCTGAGAGGATGGACCATATACAAGCAGATATGTATAATGAGTTAGTAAAGGATATTGACTTTGAACTTAATCCTCATTTAGTAGGTAAGATATCAGAAGAGACAAAGTTAATGTTAGACAGGGGAGATTTTTGGTTTGCATACTGGGTATTTGATTATAAAGATAAGTCAGAGAATAAATGGGTTTTTAGTTCGTATGATGCAACTAAACAGAAAGAACTGTTTGAGGCTATCAGAAAGACTAATAATGCTGTTAATGATTATTATCCTGTTAATGGATGGATAACTAACCCTGACTTTGAAAGATGTAAGACATGTCCAGTAAAAGAGTGTAAAGACAGAAAAACATATCAATTTATTTAATTATGAAAGAGAGATTGTTTTTACTTATTAGAGATAATATAAGACGAACATGTTATAAATACAAGTTCTATCTTAGAGAATTCAAGATTACTGGAACAACTCTCTATCTTAAGATAGGTAATAAAGATAAGCAAGGTTTTAATGTTATTATAGAAAAAGAGTTTTCTACTATCTCAATAGTAAAGAACTTGCCTATCTTAAGACAAGGACTCGTTAAGGCTATAAGAAGAGAGAACGAAGTTGTTAATGAAGATATTTTAAAACATGTTGAACAAGCTAAATTAATTTATAAAGAAAATGAGTAAAGTCGTAGAATTATTAAAACAGTTAATAGACCAAATAGAAATAACTGAAGCAGAAAATATAAGATTGAAAAAACTTTTAAAAGGATCTACAGGTTCTCCAATTTTTCAACCTAAGATACAGATGACTTCTCAGGAGATACATGAAGAAGAACAAGAATTACCTGAGACGAAAATATCTGAAGAAAAACCTAATAATAATTTATTATTTTAAACTGAGAGCCGGGTAATTCCGGCTTTATTATCTATATGAAAGAAGATGATAAGTTAGAACCTATTCTAAGTAATAAATTAAATGTTTATGAAGGTAGAACATTAGGAAATAGACTTAAATGTTGGTATTGTGGTAATGATGGTTTTACTAACGCAGACCATTTCTGGCCTAAATCAATGAGAGGAAGGTTAAAAGTAAGAAGTTGTTCACGATGTAATAAGATAAAGAAGAATCTTACACCAAATGGATTTATAGATTATCTGCAGTCTCTTAAATTAAAGAGTAAATCATATTATAAACATTACTATACCGATGAACAATTAGATAGGATGATAAGAGCAACGAGTACATTATGGGAAAGAGTTAAACATACAATTTAATTATGGAAAATCATTGGATAACAGAAGAACCAAAGAAGATGGCTGTGATAGACATAAGTCAAGGAGAAAAAGAACTTGTACTTAAATATGCTTTAGATAAGGCATTGGCAAAAGAGACATTTTATTATGAAGTCAAATTCTTAATAAATATACTTACACAACAAGGTTATGGGTTACATAAAACTAATATATAATGGAAGAACATTTTTTAATAGTAATGGATTACCAAACAGGTGAAATCCACATTTATAAATATAAAGATAATGACTCAAGAAGTACAGAAGAGATAATAGAAGACTATGGACATAAAAAAAGTGATTGTCATTATATGTGTACAGATGAACTAATACTTAAATATCATTAAAATGGAAACAACAACAAATAGACAATTATTCATAACAGAAAAAGTAGAGATATTAACCATTGAAGAACTCAAACAGACCGTAAGTGCTAAGGATATGGGTTATAATAGTAAGACAAGACCTGTATCACACTTTCAATTTATTGAAGACTTAATGAGGATATTAAATGAAGCTGGTCAGGCTCCTGTATTAGACCATATATATTGTGCTAAATCATCAGGAACTAAAATCATTCCTAAGATAGAAGAACAATATGGTGTTGAGAAAGTACTTGAAGCATGGATAATTGATAAGGTAACAGGAAAGATACTTATTCCTTCATTACAGGGAGAAGAAACACAAGGAGCAATAGCTTTTAGCTATCATGATAAAGGATTAGACTTAGCCTTTGGCAGTAATGTTCATGACTGTCAGAATATGTGCATCTTTGGTAGTAATATCATGCATACCTATGGTTCGAAGAAAGATGTTAACTATGAAAGAATGCTTCAAGTATTCAAAGAATGGTCAGGTAACTTAGTAGCATTAAGAAATAAAGATTTAACTATTATTGAGTCAATGAAAAGAATTAATATTACTGGATTTGAAATGCTAAGATTTACAGGTAAGCTATTGGTTAATGCAGTATCATCAAACATAGGTATTAAATGTATTGCTCCTTTAAATGTATCTCAGGTTAATGAAGTAGTAAGAGGTATAATTGCTAAGAAAGGTGAGAAGTTCTACGAAGGTCCAGATTGTACCTTATGGGAGTTCTACAATTTTATGACGGCAGTAATGAAGGCAAATAAAGCAGACATCACAACCCTTATTACAGATATAGCAGCTATTGGAGAAATGATGGTAGAAGAATATAAAGTTATGCCTACTATTGATGTAGTTGATTTAGATAAAGACTAACATGAAAGATACAGACAAGGTAAATGAATATTACAAGTCTGTCTATACTGAAGAACAGGTGGTGGAGCAACTTATATACTTCACCTCTGTTCAACGTAAGGATAGATGTAGTATTGGTACTATAAGAAAAGCATATCAGAATGATACTCTTGGTAAGTTGATAAAGAAGATGGACCCACAAGCATTTTATTGTATAATTAAAGAAATATGAAAACATTTGAAACATTTAAAATAGAAATAGAGATTACCTGTATAGAAGATGACCAAAGTAGTTTTGACAACTCTATTGATGAAGCAGTAAGGCATATTAAGACTGGATGTATTGAAGGATTTGCCGGGAACGATGATGAGCAATATTCATTTAAAACAATAAAATTAAATGATTGATATAAACAAAAAGACAATTTTGTGTTATACTGACACAGATTGTTATCGACCTAATGCTAATTATAAAGGCATTCAACGACAGCTATGTTTAAGGCAAGATGATGAGTTATTTAATGTATATGTAAATGGCTTTGTTAATAGACCTGCTGATGATGGAAGAGAAAGAAGGATTATAGATATTAAAGAGATTGAACAGAATGACTTAATGGCTCTTCTTGATATAGCTAAAAACTATCAACCTATTGAATGGAATACTGGTAAATATACAGTATATCCTAATTATTCAAGACAAAGAATATCCAATAAGAAAGCTAAAGAGATAAAACAAGCTGAATCGAATTATATTCAAGTATTGATTAAGAATTGTGAACCTTATAATAAAAAAGCAAAAAGGATTACTTTGTTTCAGATTTGTAAAGTTTTAAGAAAGTATGTTAAGTTACATAAAGAAGAATTCCATAATTTCATTTATATATGGTAAAAAATTGGATTAAACAACATCGCAAAACATTAATAGACTTACATCAAAGTTATATTAGTGATATGTTTGGAAATGAAACGTTACGATATGCTGAATCATTTATGAGATTTAGTAAGTATATGTACACACAATGTAAACATTAAAATATGAAAATAAATTGGGAAATAATAGATGATAATGGAGTTATTCATTCAAGAACAGAAGATGAAATGAAAGAAGCATTTAATATAATGTCTTTATATGATCCTATAATGGAACAAAGTCCATTTTTAACTCCACAAGCAAAAAATGTTTTAATTGCTGCAAATAAACGATGGATATGTAGATGGAAAGGTGATTTAAAGTTAGTAGAAGTTCATGGGATTTGTAAATTAAAGAAAGGAATAAATAATGAGCGAGTATATAATAATTGCTAATTGTAGAGGGAAAAAAGCTGTATTGAATGACATTAAGAATGCTTATATGACACTTTCAAGTGTAAGCGTAGAATTTAACTCATGTCAAGCATTAACGACTCTTAATGATGCTAAAGAGAAGCTATGGGAAGTAATTGATGGTTCAGGATATTACATTAATAATAAAAATAGATTAATTCAAAAACATTTATGAAGACATATTTATTTTCATTTCACGGAAGACAGTCAGGAGCAATAGGTATTTACTATGATATTAAACAAGACTATAAATGTGAATCATTAGAAGAAGCAGTAAGTAAATTATGGTATGACTATGATGTACATCATGGACTTAATTAAATGGAGAGTCATTTACTTGCGAAACAAAACATTTTATTAAAATTAATTACGAAGGATTAAAACAAAATAGAAAATGAAAAGATTAAAAAATAAAGTAATAAAGCTAATGCAAGTAATGGATGAGATAAAGTCAAGTCAAGGAACTAATTTATTTTTCTCAGCATTATCAGAAGATAGTAAAAGAGATTACTACAATATTCAAAGAGCAATAAAAATTTTTTACGATAACTTATGAATAACCTATTTGAACTAATTGGAGAGAGCTACCTACCGAATGCGTTTGGTAACTTTCCACCAGAAGTAAAAGCTGAGATATACTTCTCAGATGCCTTACAACTTTATATAGAGATAAGCACTAATGGAGTATGGTTTTTAAAGCCTATGGAACATATTAATGACTTAGATGAGATAACATGTGGTAAGATAAGAGAAAGCCATCTTATGAAGCCTAATGAAAAGATAACATGGTTTAATCTGTATAGTAGTGGTTATGTTCATGCATACTTGCTTGATGGACCAATACAAACAGAAGAACCTAAAGAATCATTATTTGAGTTAATAGCTAATGCAACTAAACCATGAATAACTTATCAGAACCTTTTGAAGTAACTTCTGTATGTAGAGAAGACCTTCTTCAATTAGAAAATATGGACGGCAACCCTAAATTCACTAAAAAACAGTTAATGGAAATTAGTGATGATGATATGAAAAAGATAGCCAGGCAACTTGGAGATGATTATATAGGACAACTATTTTGGTCAAGTCTTGATACTATAGCAGATCAAGTATTAGAAAGATAAATTTGCTTTTACTATGAAAGTGATTTATATTTACAATGTTTTTCATAGTTATTTGTTTTGGGATTAATAATTGGATTTGGTAGAGGAGAGGTAATACTCTCCTTTACTTTTATAAATAAAAAAGTATAAAATTATGTTTGATGACAAAGGAGTAGATTTAAGTCCTTTTAAGGACAATACTAATGAATATTTAGATACAGTAATTAAGCTTAACGAAGAATTATTTGATAAGCAAGAAGAATTAGAATCACAGTTTTTCTATTCTACAGATGGGAATGTTGATATGGTTGGATTCGGAGATAAAGTATTATGGTGTAGCGAAAATGATAATAGATACTTTGACGAACAGTTAGATAATTATGAACCATTTTTACCATTTATAAAACTTATGTTTAATGAATGGGTTAATAATTTACATAACCTCAAATTCTAATGGATGAAATAAGTAAAGGTGGCAAACCTCCAAAATTATTCTTCTGGCAAGATGAATGTGCTTCTGATTTCCCAGATGAAGTAGTATTAAAAATAATGAAAGATGCTAAACCTAAATTATCTAAAAAGAATAAATGTAGCAGTATAATATTTTTTGGTACTGGTGGAGCAATGAAAGGATATAATAGTAAATTATTAGAAAAACTATTTAAAGATGGCTTGTAAAAGTAATAATCAAAAAGAAATAGCAGAATTATATCAACCATTATTTGACTTGATGTATAATGAACATGAGATAATACTAACACAATCGCAAATGGATGATATTATCATTGCCTGTGATAAAGTAAAACTTAACTATATATCGTTTAAAGATGAGCGAGCAGCAGAAAATGTCAGCTAAAGAATTTCAGGAGATGATAAGAAGTACATCTATAGTACAAGATAAGAAAGGTAGATTAAAGAGTAATGAACTATCTGAACCGCTAAGGAAGGTAGTTAAAGGGAATAAGAAAATCAGGAATGCTTCTAAACACGAATGGAATGGTATAGTATTCGATTCTAAGCTTGAAATGGATACATATAAGAGACTTAAATACGGTAAGGAAGAATTTATATTCCATAAGACATTTATAATCATATCAGGATTTAAATATGGTAATAAAACCTATTTGCCTATAACATGGACACCAGATTTTGTATTCAATAATCTTAAGGTGATTCTTGAAACAAAAGGTTTCCCAAATGATGTTTTTCCGGTTAAGCTAAAACTATTCCATAAATATCTTCATGATAACTGTATGGAAGGTTGGAAAGTTATAGTAGCTAAGAATAATACTGAAGTGGCTGACTTTATAGTTAAATATGGTTTATGATTAGTTTTCAATTCATAGCAGGGGATAAATTATTTATTTATGGTGATGGTATTACCGAAGTAGGAGTAATAGTCAATAGTGAAGATAAGGTTACTGGATTGAATGTAGATAATATAAAGATACATGTAGGAGATATGCTTAACTTAGATATGCTAACTGCTATAATGGAACCATTAAGAGTAATAGAGATAAGAAAGGTTAGTGGTAGTTATGTTATAGAGTTAAAGAAAGAATCAGATAAGTTATTCTGGAGAATTAATAATCAAACAATAATAATGAATTAACATGGGAAAAGAATCAGTAAAGATAGATGATGTATATGTAGCAGCTATTGATGGTAAATTAACCTTTAGCTTACCTCATGCATGGGATGGTTGTGCTTTTGATAATTGGAAGTCTAAACATGCAAGACAACTTATGGAGATGAAACTAAGAAGTAAAGGATTACAGACAGAAGTACATAAACCAAAAGAATTAGTAGATGAGTGCAAATGATGGTATAAGTATAATAGCTAAGATAGCCTTTATGACCTTGTTTGGTTGTATGGTATTATCTACAGGAGCATATATCAGTCAATGTAGTCATAAGGAACCGTTAGATACTTTATCACAAGATAGTATTTTTAGAATGGCTAATACAAGGATAGTAGATATTAACGTGAAGGTTACTTCATACCAGCCTACAATAGCACAATGCGATTCAAGTCCATTCATTACAGCAAGTGGAGATCATATCAAAGATTATTCTTACGGTGTATGGTGTGCTATAAGTAAAGATTTACTCTATACTAAGGTAAACTTTGGTGATAGTATTTATCTTGTCTTAGATAGTGTTGTTCGTGTGTTAGTGGTTAAGGATATAGTACAAGGGAGTAAACATATTGATATTCTCGAACCGATAGATATGAAGTTTAAAGATATGCCACAAGGGTTTGGTAAAATTATTAGGATTATTCATAAGTAAGTATTATTTTTGTAGTGCTTGTTCGTATGAAAACATTAAAAAATCCAGTAGCTTTAACAATGCCAAAGAGGAATCTCCTCAAACGGACAAGCCTTTGTTAGACTACTGGTTTTTATATTATGATAATAGGTATCTACAAAATCACTAGTCCTTCAAAAAAGATTTACATTGGACAATCTAATGATATTATAAATAGATGGAAACAATATAAAAATGGAAAATGTAAATCACAACAGAAACTTTACTAAAAATAATGATTCCTATAATACAATATGATTTAGATGATAATTTTGTTAAAGAATGGGAGTCTGCTACGGCTGCTGCAAAAGAATTAGGTCATTCTTCTTCTTCTAATATAGTAAATGTTTTAAATGAAAAAAGATTAAATGCATGGGGTTTTAAATGGAAATATAAAGATGTTGAACGTAAAACAAAAAAATATAATTTTAAACTTAAAAAAGAATCAAAATGAGAGTATCAGAATTAATTGAACAGTTGCAAAAAGTTAATCAGGACTTAACAGTTTATGTTCCTACTACAGAAGAACACTTTGAAGAAGTTACATCATGTGAAGAAACAGAATTAGGTGGATTAGAAGATGACACTATGGAAATTGTTGTATGTACTTTAAATGTAGATAGAGAAGCATAATGAATAAAGAGATTGAATCAAAAGAATATTTCTCTTCTATATTAGATAGATGTTGGATTCATGATAAGGATTACTTTACTAAAACTAGTATTGATATGATGTCAGATGAGAATGCTGAATGGGTTATAGAATGCTTGCAAAGTGGAAAAGATAAAGTTCCTGAATGGGCTGAAAAAGCAATAATACGAATTAAAGATATAAAAGGATTAATATGAATAAAATTGAAAATCTTGAATTGCGACTTCAAGAAGCAGCAGATGCATACGATAAATCAATTAAGATTAAAGATTTAATTACTACTAAAATATTTATAGATGCAGTTAAATCTAAGATAGCTAAAGAGTATTGGAGATTTCAATTTGAAAAGGAAATAAAACTATTAAAAACAATAGAACTTTGTAAAAGTGGTTATGCTGGGATGCTATCTAATGGTAATATAGTAGATAGAAGAGAGTTTTCAGATGCATTGCCAATGCCAGAGAATCCTATGTTTAATACTCCTAAACCTAAAGAACTATGAGTAAAATAGAATCAGTACTAAATGATGAAGCAAAAGACGTTCCTCGTTGTAGTGAATGTAAAAGTGATAGTGTTTATATTACACAATCTGCAATGTATTGTCAAAACTGTGGACATGTAGATGAATTAGAACAATTAATAATGGAAGAATAATGGAAGCAAATAGATTAAGTGAAGGTAATTTTGTTATCTTTAAGAATGATCATAAAAGAGAAGAAAATCATCCTGACTTTAGAGGAAAAATAATGCTTAATGGAATAGAGAGAGATATGGCATTATGGATCAAGCAAGGTAATGGACAAAAATATTTTGGAGGTAAGGTAGATGGATGGAATAAAACAACTGTTGCTATTGACGAAATGCTTGAACCTGTTCCAATAGTTAAAGAAGAACCTATATCTAATGAGAATATAATAAGCGACCTTAATCCTAATCCTAACGATCTACCATTTTAATATGAAAATAGGAGGCGATAGATTAAGAATAATCCAAAATAAGAATATCACTAAAAATGATAAGTATAACTTCTCAGCTACATATAGAAAGCATTATATAGAAGTACATCTTTTTAAAGAAGTGCCAGGCGAGAATCCTCATTGGAATGTTGAGATATATCATTTTGATGGTGGAGCAGCTTGTGATACTATTGTACAAAGATGTAACATTAAAGATGCTATTAGTTATGGATTAGATGGAGCAATGCTATGATAATACTTGGTAAAGAAGATGACAACCTTAATAACTACTTATCTGAACTATCAGATGAAGAGTTAGAAGAGAAATATAATGCCTTAGATAATAAAGCAGATAATGAAAGATCAGAAAAAGATTTGGATTTGTAAATAACGGATGAGGCTAAACAATCGTTGCTTTTCGCAATGTTGTTTTAGCCTGTGTTAGTGGGGCTTTAGCCTTTACAATTGTTTTGTTTAAATTAAAAAAAGGGTGGCGTGTGTAAGCCATTTAAAAACATAGAAGATGAAAATATTAGTTGGTTGCGAAGAATCACAAGCGGTAACAATTGAGTTGCGAAAATTAGGACATGAAGCCTTTAGTTGCGATATACAAGAATGTAGTGGCGGACATCCTGAGTGGCATTTTAAGGAAAATATTTTTGATGTAATATACGGAGGCAATTGGGAGATGGGAATATTTTTTCCGCCTTGTACGGATTTAGCTGTAAGTGGTGCAGCACATTTTGAACAGAAGCGAAAAGATGGAAGGCAACAAAAATCAATTAGTTTCTTTTTAGCATTAGCACATTGTGAGATACCGAAAATTGCAGTTGAGAACCCAATAGGTATAATGAGTAGTGAATTTAGAAAGCCAGACCAAATTGTACAGCCGTTTTGGTTTGGAGATGCTTATAAAAAATCAACTTGTTTGTGGCTGAAAAACTTACCAAACTTAGAACCTACACAAATGGTTGAGCCTGTATTTATTGAATACAACTCTAAAAAAACAAAAAGCGGAAAATCAAAATACAGTTATATGGGACAAACAAGTACAAGTAATAATAATGAAGTTGCCAGGCGATTGAGAAGTAAAACACCTGATGGATTGGCAAAAGCTATGGCAGAGCAATGGACAAAACCTTTTACAAATTTGAAAAATTTGCAGAGTGCGTTGGCTTTTTAATTTAAACAAAACAATTGCCACTAACGAGAGGCTTGGAGCCGTTTAAATGGCTTCTTAGCCATTGTTAGAAGGTCGTCCCGAAGGGCGGCATTCGAAACGGTTTCAAGCCTCTCATTAGAAGACAGCCCGAAGGGATGTCTTCTAATGAACACAACTAAGGTGCGTTAAATGAAATCAATTTTAAATAATAACAATATAAACTTTGAGCGATGGAAAATGATTTAAAAAGATTACTTGAATTTTTGGCAATACATGGAGGAAAAATAATTAGCAGTAATGATTTACACCATGAATTAATTGCACAGGCAAGGGCATCTAACCGAATGTATGTTGACGAAAACTCACTTGGATATGTTTGGGAGCCAGCATTTGCAGGACGATTTCCGATGACCGAAGAAGAAGTGAAAATGTTTGAATGGTGTTATCCAATAGAGCCAGTGATGCCAAAAGATATAGACGTAGAAAGTATTTTAAAAAGGTGCGGCGGTAAAACTTCGATTGAAACTGCAAAAAATGCACCCTTAGTTGATGTTAGCAAGAGCGAGGATAGTGCGGAGGTTACGTTAACCGCCTTTAACGAATGGCTTGATGGTTATCATACAACTTTTAAAATACCCGAAAGGATATTAAAAGACTACATTAAATATGGCGGTTAATGGTTGCTAATGAACTGGGCTTTGCAAAGTGCATTAACTTGCAGAAAGTAAATTGAAAAACTGAGTAAAAAAGAAAAAGAGGAAGGGGAAAATCTTTTAGAGTACCCAAATTTAATAAATAAATATATGTATACATTAAGAATCGTTGAAAAAGACGGACAGATTATGAATCACTATTTAGGTGATAATTATTCTGTAACAACTAAAGAAGTTGCTGAAGTTTATGAAAAACTTGAAACGATGGTTGTCGCAAATGAAAATACCTATGCTATTCTTGTAGGTAATGATGGTAAATTTATTTTACCCTTATTAAATCATAAAAAATATTTTATTATGATGGAAAGCGGTAAAACATTTGAAAAATTATAAATTAAAACTAAAAAAAAAAATGAAAACAAACGGAAAATTAATGCGAATCAGATTATTGAATCTGGCTCTTTTTGGTGAATCTAAAAAAGAAGATTTTACTGAAAATGAATTAAATAAATTAAAGAAAACCTCGCTAAATGAAGTAAATGAAGAATTGAAAAATATTAGCGAGAGTTATTTAACTGATTTGTATGACAGTTGTGAAAAAACTTCAAAAGAAGTTAAATTAAACGGACATTAAAATAACAGCTTGAAAAGCTGACGAGGGTTGGCTTTTCTTTTTTATTATTAACCTATGAAACAAAAGATGAAACACGAACAATATAGCCATAAGGACATGTTAGCAAAAACGAAGTGTCGTTTTAATGTTTGCTAACGAATGATGCTTGAAACCTGTTTTAATGGTTTTAAGCATGTGTTAGCTGGTGCGGTGGCTTGTGTGTGTGGTCTGTTTAATTTTAATAATAATTTATATGAAAAAAGAAAAATGGATTTTTGAAAACAATTGGATGTATTTTTATTTTGGATGGCACTTTGATTTAAGCTACGAAGTGTGTGGTTATTTTGATAACCGACCACGAATAAACTTAGACTTGATATTTTTCAGTTTGACTTTTGTTTTACCATTTAGAAATAAATGGACAGATGAATGCGACCCACCATGTTGGGGAATAAAAATACATAATAATACCTTTTGGATTTATAAAGGTGGAAAAGGCAACGGTAATGGCGGTAATAAATGGTGGACATGGTATTTTCCATTTATTACAAAAGATTGGGTAAGGACTTCAATATTATTGAAAGATGATACTTGGGAGCATGAAACGAAAGGTAGTTGTAAAAGTTTTTATAATGATGAATGGAAGGCAAAACAAAAATCTTGGACTTATGACTTTACAGATAAATATGATGGAACAATAATACCAACTACGATTTATGTTGATGAAAGAGAGTGGCGACCAAAAGGATTGAAGTGGACAAGTTTATTTGCTAAGACAAGCAGAGGAATAGATATACATTTTTCAAAAGAAGTTGGAAAGAGAAAAGGCAGTTGGAAAGGAGGAACGCTTGGTTGTGGTTATAATTTACTGCCTAATGAAGAGCCTTTGGATTGCTTGAAACGAATGGAAAAAGAAAGGGTTTTTTAAGTGGTATGGCTGCTGAATTTGCAAAAAAAATTAGATTTAATAATAACAGTTTGAAAAACTGCGGTGCGATGGCAATTAAAATTAAATTGCAGCTAATAGGTAGCTACAATATGTTTTAATATATTTGTAGGTATAGTTATCTACAGATTAAGAGAGAATAAGTTTTTAGTATTAATTTAATAAATAAAAAAAGTGTATGGAGACAAACAAAGAGATGTACAGACCAGCAAGTATTGAGTTCGATGTAGCTAATAGTTCTATCGTTCCTGATAACTTAGGGAAGTTTAAAGATGCTAAAGAAGCATTAGAGTTTATCAATAAGAATATGGTAGGAATCAATCAAAAGATTACCGTATCACGTTTTATGGATAACAGAGAGAAGACAGACCTAAGAAAAGAATATCAGGATATTTTAGAGCTTAAGATGCCATTAGTAGAGAAAGAACTACAACAGGCAAGTTACGAATATGAGAAAGCTAAGAAAGCTTTGGCAGATGCTAAGGAGATGGTTAATGCCACTACTAATACAGTAAAAGCATTAGCTAATGAAGTTAAGTTAGGCATTAAGGATATTACCTTAGATGATAACTATACCTGGAGAGTTCCTTTTGAAGGTAAATATTATTTCTATACTTTCATGGACTTACAACTTAAGTTAGCTAAAGTATCTATCATACCAGATTATGAAAAGACTGATCTGTATAATTCAATGACAACTAATGAAGAGTTTTTCCATGGTAACTTTGGTACATCAGAAGAGATTAAAGCATGGAAAACTAAACCTAAGACTAAGTTCATTAAGGTAATTGATAAAGGAAAAGATGAACCTGCCTTAGATTTAAAGCCAGAAGATATTCCACAATGTAATCCACCATCAGAGAGTACTGTAAAAAAACAGGATGAGTAGACTACAACATAAGAGAGGACGAAAGTCTAATTATGTTAAAGCACTTAACACACCCTACTGGAAAGAAGTACGTAAAAGGATTCTTGCCAGAGATAGATCATGCAGGAGAGTCGTTAATGGCTCTTTCTGCTCTTCTATACTTTACTTAGAGGTACACCATATAACTTATAATGTTGATGGAGTTAATATAGTCGGTAAAGAACTTGACTATTTACAGTACCTTATATTATATTGTAGTAAATGTCATAAGATAATAGATGAAAAATGAATAAGAGTAATGGTAATATGTATTCATGGATAACACATACATGGAATCCCTTAGCTGGGAAATGCCTACATGAATGTAGTTATTGCAGCACTAATAAGCTAATGAGATATCCTGTAATTAAACAGAAGTATTCAGGAGAACTTAGACTTGATGCAAAAGCAATGGAAGAGAATTTAGGTTCTGGAAATAATATATTTGTGGTTGCTCAAAATGATTTATTTGCTGCGGATGTTCCAGAAAAATTTATTAAACAAATTATAGTTCATTGTGGCAAATATGATAATAAATATTTATTTCAAACAAAAAATCCTGAAAATGCACGTAGGATATTGCCAATGAATTCAAGTATTTGCGTTACTTTAGAAACAAATAGGTGGTATCCTGAACATATGAAGAAATCACCAAAACCTATTGACAGAATAGAGCAAATGCTATTAATAAGACATCCTCTTTATATTACCATAGAACCTATCATGGATTTTGATTTAGATGAATTTATTACAATGATAGAAGAATGTGAACCATTACAGGTGAATATAGGAGCTGATTCAGGCAATAACCATTTACCTGAACCAAGTAAAGAAAAACTACTTGCTTTAATAGGAAGATTAAAGATGTTTACAGTAATAGATAAAAAAACTAATTTAGAAAGATTATTAAAATGATAAAAATAATAACTAAAGGTAAAATACCTTTTCTTGTAGTAAGTATTGATGAGGTAAAAAGAATAGATAATGATGATGGTAGTGTATTATGGGAAATAGATAGTAGTAAGCTACCTAAAGATATTAAATTAGTATTTCCTCCTATGAGGTTTACTGAACTATCTGAACAAGCATGTAGTGAATATGTAGATAAAATATATGAAGGTGGTATTGATCCATATCCGGGTTCAATAGAAAATGCAGTAATGATTACTACTTTCTATCCTGACTATAACGAAGAACATGTCTTTAAAAAAGATGTTCCTTATATAATAGCTAAAGACAGTCTTAAATCTCTTCTAATAAGTGAAGATGTATGGCTTAAGTATTGGATAACTGAGTTGATAATAATTAAAACAAGAAATCATGGAGCTGGATTAAATTCATTAGATGCAGATGAAAAATTAAATAAAGCATTTGATGACATACTATTAATTAAAATAAAAGAATGAAAAAAATAATATTAATAATAGTGATAATACTATATTCTATGTTAGGGTATAGTCAAGAGATAATAAAAATGAATGCTTATGGCTTTACCTTTTCAAAGATAGAAGAATCTGTTCCATCTATGAAGCCAGTAGATATACTAATTACTATAAAGGGAATGAGATTTATTATTTATAGTAATACTAAACAAATATATGATGCCATAAGTAGTAGAGTGGTAGATAATGATGGTGATGAATGGGTGTTTTATGAATGTATAGACGAAACAGGTAAGCAGATAAACATATATCTTAATATAAATAAAGATAATCAATGTATGTTTGTAGTAAACAATGACAACTATGCCTGGTCCTACCTATGTAAATTTTTAGAATAATGATAATAGTAGAGAAGATATATTACAACGAAAAGACAAAACTGACAGAGATAACTTTTGTAATAGATAATATTCCTAGAATATATTTATTAGATGACATGGCATTTGATATATTAGCAAAACATAATATAGAAACTGGTGTAGAGATACCAGAAGAAATATTCAAAGACATAAGAAGTGAGCATTTTAAGAGACAATTATTAAATAGTGCAAAAGGTATGGACCCAGCATCATTAGCAGAACATCATAATGATGAAATAGATTAGTTTAGTTTTTATAAATAGGTTGAATAGGGTGAGGCAGAAATGCTTTGCCCTATTTTTTTTTTAATGGTACTCTCTCTCCCACTTACTTAATGTCTTCTCAAATTCATCATAGTCATACTTTGTTCTCCATACATCATAGAAGATAGAAGTACCTGGCGCTTTCTTTAATGTCATAGGAAGACCTCTGTACCATCCAGCATGTGGACCTGTCTCAATCTTATCTCCTGTTATTAATGCTCCTGAGAACTCATATAAAGCTCCTAAGAAGTCAGCCGTAGTTTTTATTGTTGCTGATGAAGTAAGAGTATTAGCATGTCCTTGTAAGTCTGTAAAGATAAATTCAAATCCTGTTTCTTTCTGTAATGCTGATAGATTATATGACCACTTATTTCCTTTATCATCATCTCCACCACCACCAAATGCAAGACCAACTAATACACCAAGACTTATCCATTGTGCTAACTTAACTCCTGCTAATATGATATTCTGTTTTTGATAGTCTGAGAGGTTACTCCATTCGTCTTTGAACTTCTGAGGATTCTTAGCATATAGTTTTAACATCATTCCTACAGTACCTAATGTCCTCATATATCCTTCATCTGTCATCTGAGTAGCTATAAGTACTGGTAGTATCTGGGTTCCTGATTCTTTATATTTTTTATATAATTCAGTTTCTGTAGTCTTAGTATCATCTGTATATCTACTGAAATTCTTATTATAGTCTACGTGATTTTCATCAGATACAAAGTATTCTCCATTCTCCATCCATTTTGTCAATGAAGCACTTTTCTGTTTTGATTTCCATGCTGAATTCATCATGCCTGGATAGAACCATTTGAATTGAAAGAATAATAATCCTAATAAAGTATTCTCCGCTATAGATCTTTCTTCATTTCTCATTTCTCCTAATGACTTCCTACCAACAGTCTTCATTGTCTCTACTTCTTTAAAAGTAATATCTGTTAGTATTCTACCGTCAACTGTCTTTCCTCTTGCTCCTCCTACATATTCAAATGCTTGTTTCTCTTCATTAAATTCATAGGCATCATACATTGATATCATAGTCTTACCATCCTTAGAAGGAACCTTCATGTCTAATAACTGATCAGATAGGTATTGTGAATAGGTTATTATATCCCATATTCTATACATGAAATATAGTCCATTAAGAGTTATTTTTTTTCCTAATAAGAATGACATAGCAGATACCATCTTACTTTTATTATAAGCCATATTAGTATAAGACTCTACTGTATTACCAAAGATATTATTAAAGAAGTGCATCTTATTCTTATTCAACTTATCTCTTCCCCATACCATATCTTTCATTAATCGAGAAGTGATACTGGTAACCTTTGCAACATTCCTTCCGGAGAAATCTATATTCTTCTTATCTATACCCATCTTATCAGCTAATAAACGTGATATAGTTCCTGCTACTGCACGATTAGTTAATCCTATCTGTTGAGTAACACCTGTTCTCATAGGAGATAAGAATCGTAATGCTAATGAAGTAAAGCCTACTAAGTTCTTTAATGATACTATTCTCTTTGTTGTCTCATTAAGCTCATTAGCTTTCATGTCAGCTATCTGATTAGCAAACTCACTAGTATAATTGATAATATTCTTTATCTCTTTAGAATTAGCTTTATGATTTATCTCAGTAAGAATATGTACTATAGCATTAGATAGATTATGTACATCATCAAAATGTCTTTTCTTTGACATATTATCATAAAAAGATACTGCTATTATCTCAGGGTTGTATGTATAATCTGTTTCCTGTAACTGTGGAGCATTAGCTTTACCCATATACTTTATTAGTAAACCTATGTAGTTTTGACTATCTCTATCTTTAATAACTGAAGCAAGATCATCCTGATTGAATCTCCATGTATTTTTAAAGATATTACCTAAATGTTTTTGGATATTCTGTTCTTCTTCTGGTTGACGTATTACTCTTGGTGTCCATCCTTCATAATATGTAAACCATTTCATTCCAGCTGTTGCAAATTTATTAAGATCAGGTAACTTATTTAATTCATCAATCTGATTCTTTAAATACTTTATATCATCTTCACTTAAATCTTTTCTATCTCTTAACTCACTATTGATATATTTTACACCTTCTCTTGGGTCCATAGTAGCAAAGAGATTATATCTTATAAACCATCTATGATAATTAACAAAGTCTTTCTGTTCTGCAGTAAGACTCTTCCATTTCTCTTCTTCTCTCCAGGTAGTAAGATATTCTCCACCTTTTATAATACCATCTTCACTATCTTCTTTCTTTACCCACATAAAGTCATAAATATCCTTATAGCTTACTCCTACATGTACTGCTGTCTTTTTTGATAACTTAGTTAATCTTCTTTGGTATTCCTGTATCATGGAAAGATATTCCTTATTATATTTAAATGACCTCTCTGAATGAAGCTTATTGATTACCTGAACTAAAGGATTACTCTTGTCTTTTATACCTAATGTCCATGTTTCTAAGAAGTGCATACCTTTACTCTCTATAGATCCTTTATTGCTAACAAAGGTACCCTGTGATAAAGGAGTAGATTTAGTTGTAAGAAAAGAAATAGAATCGATAATACTTCTTACTTGATCTTCTTCAGCTTCTGTTAATCCTTTAGACATTCTTCTTTCTACAAGGTTATTTAATGATACCATAAGATCATCAATAGCCTGTTGATTATCTATTAATTTTTTATCTTCTTCCGGAACTGCTATATAATTATTTGAAGAGAAAAGGTCTTTATTGTTCTTATACCATTCTGACTGTGTAGTCCTAAAATGATAAGCCCATTCATCAAGGAATAATTGCAACTCTGACATTCTACTCTCACTACCCATGATAGAATAGATATAGTTGTTTCCATTCTTTAAATCTGCATTATATAATGCTATATCATCAAACTTAGCATTTCTATCTACAGAAGATTTAAACTGTATAGCATTAAGAACAATCTTAAGCATACCATGAGTATAGTTATTACTTCTTAACTTAGAATCTTTTCTTAATAATGGCCCAGGTTCATCAGGATTGATATATCCTGTTTTAAAATCTATAATCCTATACTTATGTTTATCATATTTAAATACTGCATCTATAGCTCCTGTAACAGTATCAGACTTCACTTCTGATAATCCATCATTAAAGGTATAGTCAAGTCCTGTTATTGATACCGGCAATTCGAAATCAAAATCTAAAGCTCCAGTAACCATTGGCTTTACATGATTCTCATAATACTTCTCTGATATCTCTTGTAACTTCTCTAATTCTTTAATATCCTTATCAGTATTACCATATCTTGATTCTAATATAGATAACTCTTTTTTATTCTCTACCGTAGGTGTTGCACCTATCTCTTGATGTTTATGAAATACCTTACCTATTAATCTTCCTTTTTCTCCACTATTTTTTATATGTTGTACATATTCATCAAAAGTAAGTTTGTCATTAGGTCTGCTATCTACTACATATTCTTTATAGTCTTTAAAACCTATATCTATACCATTATTTCTAAGATAATTCTCTGCACTTATTCTTGCTCTTCTATATGAAGGATCAATATCATTATTGTCTTTCTCTGGCAATATAAAATCTTCTATATAAGAACTATTTCTCTCTGACTTCTTTCCTAGTCCATTAATATAAAACTTACTATTCTCATCAGTCTTATTATCATTACCTGTATAATGGAACTTAATACCTGGGAAAAACCGAACATCTCTAGCTTCTAACTTCCATAAAGTAAAATAAGCTTTCTCTCCTACAGTATTTGGTTTAAGATGAAACTTACTTGTTAGTTCGAAATATAAACTAGGATATTTATCTTTTAACTCATTATAGTTATTTATAGCATCTTCTTCAGATAAATAATAAACATTATCATTAGTTGAAATATAGTCATCATACTGTTTATTAAACTCAATATCCTTTTTCTCTTTTTCTTCTTTAGTATCTGGCTGTCTCTTAAGTCTAGCCATCATACCATATTCTCTTGCTAATTCAATATTAGAAGGTATTCTAAAATCATGTGTTTTCCATACATGAAGAGCTTCTCCTATATTATTAAATCTACTCTGAAAGTGTTTCCATTCAGAAGTGTGTAATGGTGGACATAGATTTGCCATATGACTTAATTAAAAACAATGTTTGAATTCTTCCATGATACTTTCTCTTTCTTCTTTTGATAAATACAATCTTATCTTTTTATTAGGATCAAGAATGTCTTTTGCTATATTCTGTAAAGTTAAGTTGTTTTTATTAATACTAAAAAAAGCTTTTATAAATGCCATTATCTTATCCCATAAAGACTGTTCTACTTTCGTTACGGTACCATTAATTATCTTGGCCCCTATCCTTCCGATATAAGTAACTACAGCCTCTTCTATTATATCTCTCTCTAATCCTACACTGTTTCTAAACTCTTCGTTAGACTCTCTGGCTACTCTTATCTTTTCTATAATAGCATTACCTTCATTACTATTCTTTAACTCTTTTACAAGTTCTCTGTATAGTTGAGGATTGGATTCTTTAAGATCATTAATATAGATATGTGCTATCTCATGAATAGGTGTATCAAGACTTATCTTCTTACCATATCCAGTAGTGTTAATATAAACCTTATTTCTATAGATAAAAGCTGCAGGATAGTTATTCCTTGGCACACTATATCCTAAAGTCTTATTAAGTACTTCTACGAACTTATCTGAGCTTGTTTCTATATTACCATACTTGTCAGATAATAGTTCTAACAACTCAATTATTTGTATGTCTGTATAAGGTATTTCGTCAGCAACATATTGATACTGTATTCTTGGATTAGTATATACCTCTGTTACTTTAACCTCATTATCATTAACAACTACCTTTCTCTCATAGGTTATCTTCATCTTCTCTCCGGTAATGGAATTAGCTACTACTCTTTCGTTCTCTGAAATTGTCTTAGCTGGATTAATACCTTCTTTTTTAGTATAAGAATATGAATTAGTTTCTCTTATACTTCCTTCTTTAAGTTTATTGAATATTTTAGGTATAAGAACAGTATCGATTTCTCCAGGGACATACTTCTCTGTTTCAAATGCACTATTATAAGTATAGGTTCCTATCTTATTTCTCTTTCCTACCATCTTATAGATAGTATAAACCTTTTCATTAGTAGTGTATATTCCTTGTGATTCATAAATACTGTCATTCTTTTTAGCATATAATGACCTTTCTCCATTTAACACTTCATATAAGTCATATACATCTTTAGAGATATTCCCCATGCCAGTCAGAATATTTTCCTTTTCTTTTACCTCTAATCCATTAGCAAGGTCATTAAATAACTTATCTGAATTATTAAAGATATGTTGATGGATAAAGTTACTTGTTATAGCAGACATATCTTCTAATGCAAGTATGCTCTTTAATTTCTCATTGTATAAAGTATCAAAGTATTTAAGATTATCCCATTTACTCGTTGTCTTAGCATCTCCTATCTCATCTCCTATTACAGGAACTACTGTAGAATAACCTTTAAAGCCAAACCTTGACTTGTTAACAAGAAGATCATATAATCTAAATGCTTTCTTATAGTCATCAGGTAAAGCCATGAATCCTTTCTGTAATGCTATATCAAAATCAGGATCTAATGAAGTACCAGCATCGTATCTTAATGACTGTACTCCTTTATTCCAAGGCTTAGAACTAATAGATATATTGAACATCATAAGAAAGATATTATTTTGTCTTACTGTATTATCTTTCAATATCTCTTTTATCTTATCTATCTGTTCTTGTATCATTATCTCATTATTAGATAGGAAAGTTATGTTATTATCTAGTGCCTTTACCTCGTTACTATTGACAAGTTTACCATTATAACTTATCCCTATCTTATCTAACCTCTCTATCTCACCATCTTTTTCTAGTCTTTCTAAGATAGAGGACATCACAAATCCTTCAAACTCATTTCTGACATATTCCTCTTGCTGACTTATTCCTGACTGTTCCTCTAACATATCTTCATCAAGTCCACCAACAGCCATAGCCTCATTTACTATAGCAGTAACTTTAGGATTATACTTACCCATTACCTGAGATAGTATCTTCTGTGCAAGACTTACTGTTTCTACTGATTCTTTAATATGTGGAATGTCAGTAATCTTATTCTTTGTCTTTACTGAAGAGTTATCTCCATTGATATAAATAGCATCATTCAATAAGTCTTGTATCTCTGTAAAAGATACTGGAACTTCTCTTAATGAACTAAGAACATTACCTATCTTTCTAAGAGTACCAACATCTTGTTTGTTGCTTATAAAAAGACGTAATACTTTTCTCTGTGTGGTAAGAGCATTCTTATCTTTTGCTTTTATCATCTGATCAACAGTACGTGTATCTCTTATTCCTTCTAATAGTTCTTTAAATGAAAGTTCACCATCTGATACCTCTCCTGTGATATCGTCTATCTGTTTTACATATCTCTTTATTGCAGCATCAGTATATAATGATATAGCACCAATAGTTCTTAAGATAGGTTGATTAGTAAGGAATGACACATCTTTTAATCCCATCTCTTTCTGAACATTTGCAGCAATATAATTCATCGTTACTCCTGTAGCATTAAGATATTCAGTAGTCTGTTCCTTTGAGTTATCTACATAACTATTAATAAGAGTATCACCATTATCAAAAACCTTACTTCCACCTTTAATAGGACCATAAGTTTTTCCCATTACAGTAAATGATTTACTTGCTCCTTTATTACCTTTAGTAATAGCTATGTTGTTTCCTTCATTAGCATATATAGCATAAGCAAAGTTTCTCATTATAGCTGCCTGGATACCTACTCCTTCTTTTCCATCCATATTCTCTTTATGACTCTTCCACTGTGAGGAATATCTATTCATATCCCTATTCTCTTGTATGTCATATTTTCCTTTTGCAGCTTTAAGGACAGTCACTACTCCTACGTCAGACTTCATCATCTGTTCTATGATCTCATCAGACAGTACAAGCTTATCGTTCTTTATACCTTCATATAATGCATCATAATCTACATTATGAACTTTACCCTTATTATCAAATAGGGTAGGTAACTGTTCTCTTATTTCAATAGATACATTTTGTTCTAACTGTTCATTAAAGAATTCTTTAAAGTTTTCAATAGTATCATTAAGCATTTCTAACCATTGCTGATAATCATTCTTCGATATACCTTTAAATATATCATTCTTTATCGGATCAAGAGAGATAGGTTTATTCATATCTTCTCTATTCTCTTCTTTAGTAAGAACATTCTGTATAGCATCAAATTTTTTATTCTTTGCCAATGCTATCTGTAGTTTCCATTTATCCTTACCTTCTTCCATAGCATTAACTTCTATCTCATAAGCTTCATTCCATACACCTTCTTTAGTATATCCAATAGGATAACCTAACTCATCTACTTCTCTCTTCATAATAAAGAGTGAGTCAACGTCAAAGTCAGATCCGTGAATAGCTACCAATTCATCAGGAGCAATAATTCTATTTGTGCTTTCATTGATACCTATTACCTTAATAGCAATGGTAGAATGTATTCCTGTTGTTGGAATACGAACACCAATAGCCTCTGCAAGTAACTTACTTATCTTAGCATTAAGAATAACTTTTTCTCCTGTCTTAAGATCATATTTCTGTGCAAATTCTCTTGGCATGATAACCTCAGTAAATCCTTTACTATCTCTCATCCTAAGTTTACGTGGTATAAGCATCTTGCCATCTTTATAATGTGCCAAGTGCTCATCAAATATTTTTCTATTCTCTTCAGATAAGTCTTTTACCCAATCAAACTCATTAAGATATTTACCAACCCATTCTTTTCCTTCGGGTCTTGTAAGTAAATCTACTGTATCAATAAGTGCATTTCTTACTTGAAAAGATGGTATCTCAAAAAACATATCTGCAGTACTCTTATCTTTTAACTTATCATAAGATAATACTTCATCACCTATTTGATATACATAGTTTCCTATAGCTGGAGCAAGAACAAACTTATTTCCGGAATGTTTAATTGTTGATCTCTGTTTAGATAATATAGAAGCTATCTGTATAGTCATCTTACCTGTTATAGCAGGATAGTTTAAAGATAAACCATTAAATAACATATCTGTTATCTTTTCATTATCCGGCCCCAAGTTAGCTATAATAGCTTTTCTTAGATTATCCTCATTGACAATACCATTCTCATCTATAATCTTTCTCTTTGCATTATATACTTTCCATTGTAAACTCATTATATCTGCATCAGCCTGATATGCTATTGCTGCTTCATCATTTGATAATCCATTAGTGTTAAGCCAATACATCATCTGTGAAGGATTAGTAATATACTCTGCTTCTGATAATGGATTAGACTGTACTCTGTAATATTGATTATCTAATACTCTTTTATGGTTATCTAATATATTATCTCCCCAATTTACTATATCTTCTTTTATAGGCATTGCCATCTTCATTGACGACTTAGCTATTAAATGTTTAATACCAGCATTACGCATTATATCCCTTTGTTTATTTAACTCAGGCATCATAGTCACTAATGCATCTGTCAACTCTACTGTAGCAGTCTTTATATAATAAGGTATTCCATTATTATCTACATAAGCTATCACGTTCTTTAATAGTGGTCCGATACTCTCATCTCTGGTTCCTTTGCGTATTTCATCCATGGTCTCAGGAAGAACGAAGGTAACTCCATCTGTAGTATCTATCTTCTTATCATATAATCCACCAAAGCTTTTATCTATATCTCTTAACTGAGTATAGAACTCTTCATGGTCGTTAAATACTACATAGTCTGATGTAGGACTAGCATAATCTTTACCTATCATCATCTTGTTTCCAGAAGCCTTTAACATCTTCATCCTCTTAACGAGGTTACCTGACTTTCCTAATAATGCAGGATCACCAGTAAGCAACATGTCAAGATGAAAACCGTTAACATAGTTATTTAATGAGAAAGTATTAAATAATAGTTTAGCCTTATCTTTTAAAGTAAGGTTTTCTATTCCCTTATAATCACTACCAAACACTTTATTAAATGCAGTATTAATCTTTCCTTCCCATTTATACAATTCATCTACTTCCTTACCTTGCTTATTAGTATAAGAAATAGACTCCATAAATTCATTAAAATCTTCTTCCGCTTCTTTCTCTAACCTTTTATAAATATCGTCAGGAGACTGATTGAATTTTTTAGCAGATAAGTTATTTGCATTTGTTCTTGTGTCTTTAAGAACTTTATCTCTTTCTGATTCAAATTCAGTTGCCTTTTTAATGCCTTTTAATAAATCATATTTACTTAATATATTAACTCGTACAGCGGCCATATCTTTACGGTCAGCCTGTGTCTGGGTGCTCTGAAAGTAAGTTAAGTTGGTTTGATCATTCTGTAACGATACTGTAGAGATGAAATTACCAAGGAACCTGGTTAAATGATATGTCCTGTCAGTATATTTATTTATCCCTATACTATAGTCTTTATCAGTATTAGTATAACCATCTACATTATTATACTCATATATCGTATTAATAGGATTCTTTGACTTCTGATCAAAGATATTATTTCTTGTAATATAGTTATCAGCTTTCAGGTAATCAGGTCTGCTATTATATCCTTTTAATATACTTGTCATGACATCGAAAAACCATGAACCTGATACGTTAAGGTATATCTTCTTTCCTTCAAAGTTAAGATAGTTCTGTGCTCTTACTAACTCTGAATTCTTTATTAAGATAGAAGCAATATTTCTGATCCTATTTGAACTATTTGATAAGGCTACATCAAAATCATCATTCATAATCGTTGATGAATCATAATTAAAGATATGACCTAATTGAGTGATTATAGAAGTTAATTCTGTTTCTTTATATCCTGTAGCATCAAAAGGATAATTCATAAGATTAAATACATGTTTTAATCCTTCTGCATTAAGACCACCACCTTTTTTCTTATATGCTTTACCGTACTTCTTATTAACAATAATATTAACAATCTCATCATATTTTGATTTAACTGCTTTATCATTATTCTTGGCGCTTACATGAAGATTATATAATGCACTCCATATATCCATCATAGTAGCATCTAAGATGCCATTAGGATTTCTTCTTACTAACTTTATATCTCCTGTTACATTACCATCATATGACTTTAGAGATTCTAATAAGGTATAAGGATTATTCTCTACTAAAGAATACAGTTGATGATAAAGTTTACCTACTATATCTTCAGCTTGTGCTTTTCTGTAATATCTGGAAATATATCCTACTATAAAATTATCTGTTGGTTTAGTAACAAATTCTTTTAATCCAGACATTACGTTATCACTTTTCTTTATCGCCTTTAGAATATCTTCAAACCATTGTTTACTATTAAGACCTTTTTCTATAACCTTACCATCTACATAAGCGTTATTACCTATAATAGAGAATCCATCAACCCATGAGTAAGACCTATCTCCTAGCTTATATAACTCATTAGCCTTTTTAATTAAGTCTTCTATAGCTGACATAGCAACATAGTCGTAACTACCTTCTACCATTCCTTCTTTAGCCTCTGTTATCTGTTGAAGAATAGTTGTCCAGTCTTTATTGTATGTTCTAAAATCAAGTTTTCTAAGATTATTAAGAACAAGGATAAATGCTCTACGTGAATTAATAAATTTAGATAATTCTAAACTTGTTTTTATTCTTACAGATCTTTTATCTGAACTATATACACCATCCTTTAATTCACCATAATCAGATATTTTTTCTGCATATCTTTTTTTAATTAAAGCATTTAATGCATTTATTTCTTTTATGCTATTGGTCCAATCTGAATAAAGAGATTTATTATATTTTATGCTAATTTTATCTGCTACTAAAATATGTACAATTTGACCATAACCTTTATTTTGATATTTTTCATTTATTTTAATAGATATTGAATAATTATCATCATTCCCTTTAGCTAAATATAACTTATATTCTCCAATAATATTTCCATCAAGTAAAATATCATACCAATCACCCTTATTATCAAGTCCTAATGAAATGCCTTTATAATTAATTCTATTTATTTTAATAAATGATAACATCTCTTTTAGTTCCTGGGAGATATTCTTCTCCCAATTCTTTAATGCATTATCCATTATCTCATCATCAAGAGTTGCTGATGTTATATCTGCTACTTCTGATCTTATCTTCTCTGCATTAAGTTTCTTCATCTCTAAAAGCATCTCCTTATCTATATTAGATACTTCAGACATTACCCATTCGATTACAGGATATCTTCCATTCTTTTCTATTGTAAGATGTTCAAGAAATTTATTTTCTGAAGAAGGTTGAACCTTTGCTTTTTTAGCTTTTGCTTTGGAAAGATATTTAACACTTTCTAATGCTTCATGTAATCCTATATCATTAGATTGTAATATTCCATCCTCATCAATAAAAGAATATGGTTTATCAAGATTAAGAACAGAGTATTTATATAGTAACCCTTTAACAAATTCTTTTGCCTGTTGATACATCTCTAATGATCTTTCGGTATTAGCAGGAAAATGTTTTGTCACTAATAGTAAATTACTGCTTCTTCCTACTTCTCCATTGTTAACCATCCTTGTATTAACCTTGCCACTATTAATGTCTCTGAATAACTTATAAAGACTATTCTTATCATTACCCTTAATAGTATTATAAAAGGTGTCTATAATGTCAGATAACCACCCTAAGATGTCATAGATAAATTGCATAAGAGGATTGTCAGAAGTCTTTCTTTCTCCTCTGTCATATTTCTGATATAATAAACTTATATACTCTTCAAGTTCTATATCTGAATAAGATTGAACATCCCTGTTTTCATTCTCTGCCACATAAGAGAATTCAGAAGAGTAACGTACTACCGTAAGGATAGCATTTTTTGCTTCCGGAGTAAGATATTGATTAAATATCTTATGGAATACTTCATGCTTTAATGTCTCCTTATCAAAGGTATTATCACTATTCTCTTTTAAATATATAATACCATTAACGAACTTACCTATTGGCATCTTACCAAACTGGTCTTCAAAATCTAAAGCAGATAATACTACCACTTCTTCTTTTGATAAGTCTTTAATATATGTCTTAGCAATATTAAACACCTGAGATGCATTAACAGTTCTTGAAGTAGTTATTCTCTTAGGTATATAATCTCTATCTATAATATCATTAGGATCTATCTCTTCTGTATCGGTAGTAGAATCGTTAGCCTTATTCTCTAGCATGTCAATATACTTTCCAATAACTACCGCAGAATCTTCATTAGCTATTAATAAGTCTGATAGCTTTAATATCTTATCATTATCAGAAATGCTTTGTGATAGGATATTGTTTATCGATATTAATACATTTGAAGTTACTTCCGGTTTAGATATTTCTTCCTGACTAATCTGTTCCTGCTCTTCTTCTAATAATACAAAGGTAGGTACCACATCATTAAACTTAGAAGTTATCTTATTAGATAACGCTTCTTTTATATTGCTTACTTCTGTTTGGTTAGCATCGTCTTTAGGATGAAAAGCTTTCTTAACTAAGTTACTTCTTACCTGTTCTTTTAAACCCATCGAACCATTAACAGTACTTACTCCATTCTCATCTGTACCTATTAATGTTTGCACAACATCTCTTAATGGCAATAAACCTTCTTTATTGTCTGACTTATTAAAGATATCTTCTCCATCAAAACTTGTTAGGGAAATAAAGTTAGTTGATTCTTTACCGTCTCTCTTAGAGATTTGTTTTCTTGTTTCGAAATATAAACCTTCTTTATTTACATCTGCAGTACCTAAATAGATTTTTCTGTTGGCTTTTGCTATTCTATTAAATGCTGTCTGAACTGGTCCTCTTACCCTCTTATTGATACCATCATTTGCTGCAGTTATAATATCAGCATTGAACGAATCTATATTTGCAATATCATTATCTCTTATGTCTGAGATATTGTATTTATTATTTCTGAAAACAAGATTACTAATCTTTCTTTGTCTTATAGTAAGTTGACTTGTCTTATCATTATGGTATTCAGATACACCATCCTTAGTGTCTGCTACAAGGAATATCTCTATCTCTGGCTTACCATCAAATTCTAATACTCCTGCATTAGAAGATAGGTTCTGAGCTATTAGCACATGATATAATATAGGTGTGCCTTTTAATGGTTCTGTTCCTTCAAATTCAAATGTACGTCTTAGTTCATAATGCTTATCTTTCTTTCCTACTTCTACAATAGAATAGTCTTTAAATACATCTTCACTTACATGACCTAATGACGTTACTCCTTCTATCAATCTCCAATTATGTCCTAATGGCTTTCTTGTAGAATCACCTTGTACTAAATACTTATTATCACTACCATCAACTTTCTTTGCATTCTCTATATTTACCAGAGTCTCTTTCTTTCTTTCGTAAAGACTATTTCTAATGTCATTAATCTGACTTACTATATCTTTTTTTATCTCTACATCTAACTTATTTAGTTCCTCTATAACTGCATTAGAACTCTTTAACTTACTTTTTAATATTATAGTTCCATCCTCTTTAATAGAAGTGTTATCTAGGATATCCATAAACACTCTACCTTCAGGAATAAAACTATCTCCTATCTTTTCCTCTGTAGGGTTATTGCTTCCATAGACTATCTCTAATCCTGTGAGTTGTTCTATCTGGTTTTCAAAATCAGAAATAGTATTGGCAAAATTGCTTAATACAGATAATGATCCTTCGGTTACGTTACCATGCATATCTACTTCTACACTATCTAATGACATCTTATTTGTGTCCATAGGAATAAAAGCATATTTTCTCTTATCTGCTTTAGTATCGTAAGTAACTATCTGATATATCTTACCTTTATCTAATGTAAAACCATTTGGAATAATAGCATTAGGATTTTTGTCTGACTTAGTATTCTTTTCTATAAACTTATTATCAACAGTAATGATATCACTGCCTATAATCTTTTTAGCATTTAGCCTGGTCTTAACTATCTTTTCATTCTTCTTTACAGTAGTGTCATTTAAAGGCAGTCCTTCTTTACTATAATTTAATGATAGTTTATGTTTATATGTTACTCTTGCAGTAGATATAGATTTGCCTTGTGGTGTTACTCTTGCTTCTTTAGGTAATATAAAGAACCCTTGTTTCTTTGCTTCTTCTTTACTTATAGTAGCATTTTTAGTAAGCACCTCTACGTAATTATCATCAACTTTTTTATATACATATACTTTATGTATTCCATCATTCTCTGCGTTACTTCTATAATATGATTCTACTATACTTCCTTCTTCTACTGCACTTACTCCTTCATATTTATATTCTGTTCCATGAAGTACTTGTTTATGTAATGATAATGCATCTGTATTCTCAACTTCATTCTTTTCTTCTTCTGCAATGGGTTGTTCAACTAATACATCTCCATCTTCTCTATCTTCTTCATCTATGATATCAACAATTATTTCTTCTTCTGGAATTACAACACCTGTTTCCTCTTGTTTAACGAACTCTTCTTTACCATCTGACATCTCAGATAGTTCTTCTTTTATCCATGTCTCATAAGCTATTCTATTAGCAGCAAACTTCTTTTTCTTTTCTTCTGCTATAGAAGAATTATCTATACTCGTTATACTATCACTTCCTTTCCAACTATCACTAAGTACCATAATATAATCTGTTGCTCTTGATAGAGTCTGATACATCATAGTATTAACTTTATCATAACTTGCTACTCCCATCATATACTTTGCAGAATATTCTACATCTACAAAGACTTCATTATATTCTACTCCATGAGCATTACCAGTCTTATTACCTTCAACTTCTCCTACAGTAAGAACCTCAGTAGTTGGAAACTTTCCTTTATAATATTGTACCTTATCGTCAGTAGTTATTATTGCTCTTTTCTTTTTATCATCTAATAATGTTTTACTGGCAATAGTATTTTCGAATTCTAATGGTCCTGTTACATGTGCCACTCCATTAGTATCTCTTGAATCATGCATGTAGTTTAATGTATCTTCAAATACATTTCTTCCACCAGCACCATTAAATACATCTTGTAATCTTTGTACTTCTGTATTGTTAGTTCTTTGTGGTATAGCAAGAGCAGGTAACTGAATAATATATTTAGTAAGGTCAAATCCCGGGTTATCAATTCTCATAGTAGGAAACTTATGTCCTGATAATTGATTCTGATCTCCGGTAAGTAATATCTTAAAACCTTTATTCTCTCTTTGTATCTTTAATAATAATCTTGAAATAGTAATATACTTTTCTTTATTAAGTCTTCCTATCTCATCTATAACTAATAGCTTTTTACCACGTATAGCTTCTTCAAAAGCTTTTTCATCTTTAAGACTACCATCTCTATTAAATGACAATAAGTCTTTGCCTTGATCACCGAACAATGATTCATTAATAATCTCATTAGCTCTGAAACCTTCTCCAAAAGCAACTACACTTTCATTACCATTTCTTTCTCTAAAGATATCAGATACTATTTTAGTAACTAATTTAGATTTACCAGTGCCTCCTATACCTTGTAGATTAACTATATCTATATCCTCATTAAAAAGATATAATAATGCTGTTCTAATAACTACATCCTGTTCAGTAAATGGAGCAACGGAAGGATTCTTATCTAACCATTTATTAATATCACTTACTACATCTTTAATTGTGATAGTACTATTTACCATCCCAGATAATACTTGTAGTCCTTTAACCTTTTTATATTGGTTAATTATCTCTGCTGCCTGTTGACGTTGTTGTATTGTTCGGTCTGGAAATTCTGATACATCTATGTCATTTACATTAAGAGATATTTTATATTTAGCAAATGAAGATGTTTCAGCTATAACAGGATTGCCACCTAATAGTTTTGAAGAATTAATAAATGCATCCAGGTTAACCATGTCTTTAGTTCCTTCAAGACCTGACAATTTATTTAATTCAGATAATCCTTCTTTTAACCATATCTCTAAATCAGATTTTAGCTTGTCATCTTTCTTTAAGGATTCTAATGCTTCATAGAGTTCTTTAGTATTAGTAACTTCTTTTAACCCTAATTCTTTTAATCCTGAAGAGATGGATCTCATCCATGAGTTATATGCTTCTATCTGTCTTGCTTCTTCATTATCTCTTCTCTTATTCATTTCTTGAAACAATCCTTCAATCTTTTTCTCTAACTTCTCTACGCTCTCAATAAGCTTTGTCTTATCAACATCTTCATATCTCTTATCATTAATAAGAAAGTTATGTATGTTAACAAGGTTATTGTGTACTGTTCTCAGTAAAGATTCATCTGCATTATTACTATCATTCTCTATATTAGAAACAATAGATTTTATTGCAGAGATATCACTCTTTAATATATCTGTTAAAATATCTTCTTCACTTCTTATCTCTTTCTCTTTTGAGTCTAAGGAATTAATTTTTTCTATAGTTTGTTTATATCCTATAAATGGAGATAAGGTTTTTATTATCTTGGAAGCATTAGGAATAGAATTACTAAACTCATCTTGCATTACACTCTCTAATGTCTCTTTATCTCTTAATGCACTCTTTAATCCTTCTAATGTCTCATTAGGAAGAAGAGGTAATACGCTATTAACTGCAGCATCTACATCATTAGTTATCTTATCTCTTAATGATGTCTTTGCTGATTCTGATACTGTAGCATTATTTGCTACAGCCTGTGAAGATATATCCTTTATTGTAATACCATTCTCTAATTGATTCTCAATAATCTTATCATTGAGAGGTTGCATATTAATAAGACGTTCTTCATTATATTGTTCTTCTACCTTATCATAGATACCTTTATTGGTAGTATTACCAAACATATAATTCTTTAATCCTTCATGCTTCTTTTCTTTTAGTATCTGGTCCTCTATACCTATCTTCTCACTTGCTTTACCATTAATAATATCCTTTACATTATCTTCAAGAGATAATAGCTTAAGAGTCTTCTTTGCCAATACCCTTAACTCATCTTCTTTTATATTAACATCAAATGTTCCGTCTTTCTTTTTCCCCAGGTTAGATAACTTATCCTGTAAACTTCTTATCTTCTTCTTATCAAAGAATGTCAATACTGACTTAGTACTTTCCTCTACCTTCTTTTGTAATCCTTCTATCTCATTCTGTATCTCACGCATTCTCTCTGTAGTACCTACGAGATATTTAGTAGTATCATCATAATCATAAATAGCATTAGCATGACCTAATGCATCATTCATATCTTTCTTTACTTGTCTTATCTCACTCTTTGTTCTTACAAATTCTCCAATACGTGACGAGTCATTAATATTATGATTATTAATAGCAGATATAAAATCTTGTTCCTTTAATAATAATTCAGGTTTAGATTTATCTACTAATTGTTTTGTTTCTTTAATATTATTTAAATACTGTTGAAGATTTACATCATCAGGAGTTTGTTCTAATTGTTTTTTTACATAATCTTCTTGTTCATTAAGTACACTTTGCATTTTATCTACATTCTCCATATACTTTCCAAATGTACCTCTATGCATATGTAGTAAAACATGTTCAGTCTCTAATGCCGCTCTTGATTGATCATAAACAGCCATATCACCAGTCATATCTGCTACATTCTTTATGTCAGATAACTTAATGATATTATCCATTATTGGCTTTAATATCTCTTGTTGTTTCTGATAAATAGAAGTTTCAGTAGAAGTCTCTCCGGTAATAAAAGCCTTGCCTACATTACTAAATATATTTAATCCTTTTGCTTTCTGTTCTTTTGATAACTCCTTCATCTTTTCGCTATCCATAAGATAACTTGCATTATCAGAAACCTGTCTTCCTATATTACTTGCACCTGTGAAAGCTAAAGAACCTAATCCACCATATGCTGTTGCTGTCCAAAATTCAGGATCAGTCATAGCCTCTGATAAAGTATAATCTTTTGTAGATAAACCTAAAGAAATATCTACATTTCTATTTGCTCTTTCTTGATTATAATAGTTATTACTTTCCTGTATAGCTTCAGGAATCATTTCCTTTCTTACCGTACCTAAAACAGATGGTTTCTCATATATAGTTCTCGGTCCCGAACCAGACATTTTCCAAAAGTCTTTTTTAAGTGGAGAGATACCACCAATAGGCTTAAACATATGATAAGCACCTATCATATCTAATGGGATATTAGCTAAATTACCAACAAGATTCTTCCATCCTTCTTCTTTTATTTTAACATCTGCTTCTTCTTCTGACATGCCATTCTGGATCATCTTATCTCTAAGTTCTATTGCCTGTGGTTGCCATTGTTGATATGTTTCTATCTGATTACCAAAAGTAGTACCTACGAAAGTAGATAATATAGCTTCTGCATTTTTAGCCATCTTTATTCCGGTAAACATCTTTGTTCCATATCTGCCTATCATAGATGCTATCTTACCTGAACCAAAAATAGGAATAAACATACTTGCTGTAGATGCTGCAGAAGGTACCCCCTCCATCCACCATGAGAAATGTAATGGACTGAAACCTTTATTATGCTGAGTTCTATAAATAGGAAAAGCTTCGTTAACTTGTTCTTCCGTTTCGCCTAGACTTCTTGATATTTCATTCTGAAATTCTTTAGTCGCTACATCAGCCATACCATCTTCAGAGAATAACATTTTAAGCATATCAGGAATATCTGTCATCCCTTTTATTGTGCCTACTGATAACTCACTAAGAGTTCTCATACCTGCATTGCCTAATTGGTCATACCAAGGTTGATTTTGTCCTCTATATTCGTTTATGTCAGATGGAGTAGTTTCATACCAATCTTGTGATATAAACCCTTTATCATATTGAGATTTTCCAACCAAATCACCTACAAAACTTCTTCCATAAACTCTTCTGCTTTGAGTAGGTATTCCAGATTCAGTATCTACATTATTTTTTTGTGCATTTAATATAGACTGATATAAATCTTTTCTCATAAATAAATTTTATTATTCAGTTCCTAATAATAACTGTTGTTTCATTAACCATTTAGGATCTAATCCATATGACTTATCTGAACCTTTAAATAAACCTTGTTCCACATTTGGTGTCTGTACTCCCGGATCTTGCAATCTTCCTGACACATCATACATAACATCCATATAAGGTCTGGTTGATTTATTAGATATGAATTTTTTTGTCTTATTGTCATAGATATAATCTTCTTCATTAAAATTCTGAGAGTAATCTATTACCTTGCCTGATTTTTTATCTATATGAGTATTTCCAAAATCATCAAAAGTAGTAACTGTAGTAAATGCTTTTATATTTTCTAGTTGTTTTTTATCTTTAATTCCAAAAGCATTCATTAATTGTTGTTCTTGATCTTGTGCATTTTTTGCTACGATAAACAAATCTCCTCTTTGACCATTTGGATCTTTTACTCTTATTAATCTTGCAGATGGATTATTTTGTGATTGTTTCATCAACTCACCATAATATTTTCCCATCTGAGCATCTTGATTTTCTTCTTGTGATAATGTATAACCATATCTCTTATCTCCCATCTGATATTCTGCTATTACATTAACTCCATTATTTCCTATATTACCAAGACCATTATTAAAATATAATTTTGATGGTGCTTTATTTGTACTTCCTTCTGCTGTCATATCAACTCTCATTTCAGAAATAATATCTTCTTTGTTTCCCGGATCTGATACTTCTACCCACATACCATCTTTAAATTCAAAGATATTTCTTTCATTAGCATGTTGAATAAAATCTTTCTTATATTGCATAGGAGCATCACCAACTAAATCCCATCCTCTATTAGTTATTGCTTCTTGAATACCATTCTTTTGTGCAAGAACTTCCATAGCTTGTTTTGGAGTAATATTTGTTCCTGTCTTTTGATAATATTGACTTTGTATGTCTTTAGCTTTTTTCTTTACATCTAATAAATATGCTTTCATAGCAATTTGCTCTTTACCTTTTTCATATTTATATTTATCTGTCTTTGTCTCTAACCATAATCCTATTGCTCCACCAGCAGTACCCCATAATCCCGGATTCTCTGAACCAGTATATGATTTACCATCCATTAATGATTGTGCATATTCGTTATCATATCCAATTATTTCTCCTGTCTTAGGATCAAACTTTACTTTTAATGGACTATTCTCTTTATACGAACTTGATAAAGTACTTGAATTAGTAGAAGCCTCATCAGCAAATGATGGCATACCTTGTGGCTTCTCCATTTCATCAATCATCATACCAGCTAACTTCTCTGCTTTAGCATTAAAATGAGCATAATGCATATCTGGTAATTCTCCTGCTTCTCTTGATACTGCAGCATCAGAAATCTTATCTACTTCATTTAAATAATATGCTTGAAAACCATTATATGTCTTTGTCTTTGTTGGTTTACCACTTTTATCTCTTTCAATAACATCTTCGTATTTAAAATCTACAGGACTCATTCCGTAATCTAGCATAGACTGAGTATATCCTTTCTTCATTTGATCTACTGCATCTTTTGTAGATAACGTATTTTGTACAAAATTTCGTACTCTTGAATCTTTTACTCCTTTAACACTTCCATAACTATAAAAGCCAGTAACAGGATTAACAGATAAGCCTATTGATTGTCCAGACTCTTGAAATCCTTTTGCTTGATCTAATGTCTCTTTTTTATAATCATAATATTTTGTAGCACCACTTATATTAAGATCTGGTAAATTAGAAAGATAATTCATCTTTTCTTCTTTACTCATGCCTGAGACCTTCTCTGCAATATTTCCCCAATCTCCTATATCTTGATATGCTCTTTGCCATTGAGTAGGATCTGCTTCCTTCTCTTGCATCTGCTTAATAGTATTATTATACCTCTCTTCTTGAAGTTTAATTTTATCTATAGAAGAACTATATTTCTTTTTCTTTTGATATAGATTCTGTATATCTCCCATATACTTACTTGCATTTAACTTATCTGCCATTATCTTATTTACTATATCAGATGTTTGTGTATCTATATCTTCGTTAATCATATCTGTATATTGAGAACTTGCAGGAGCTACATTAAAATCTTTATATACTGCTTTATACATTGGTTGATATCCGGGAACATTTTTATTTGGATCAGGATTATAATCTACATATTGTCCATTAGCATCTTTCTCATAATCTATACCTTTCATACTAGATACACCTGCAGCATCAAAACCTTTACCTATCTTATAGGCTGCAGCAAGAGTACTGTCTATCTCTTCTTGTTTCCTTTGTAAGTTCTGTTGCATTAACTCTAAAGGTAACGCAGCGAACATTGACTTGGGAGTATACTCCGCAGGAGTCATGTATTGATTTATGTTTGGCATATCTTATATTCCTAAATTATATTTACTTAATAGCTTACCACCATACATCTTTTTTACTTTTTTCTTTTCAGATACAGAATAATCTTCTGTCTCTAAAGAAGCAAGAAAAGATTTTTCTGCTGCATTAGTTGGTTCTTTCCCTGTTGCTCTCATCTTCCATCTTCCTTTTGAATCTTGATACATTTCCAACATATCTGTCTTAATCATATCTCTAATAATAGTATTCTGTGTCTTATTAGCTATTGCATCTTGTGCTACCTGACTACTAAAATCTCCAAGATTCTTATATGCTTTTGTTCCAATGTTTGTTCTAGCTGCTAATCGTTGAGCATTGACATCTCTTGCACGTACTCTCTCTGCTGCATTTGCTCTATCTGTTGCTGACTGTATTCCTTTGTTAGTAGTTTCTTCTGTTAAATATGACTGCCCTAATTGATTACCTAATGTATCTTGAACACTTGCATCTTGTACATTGGCATTAGACATGAATGCACCTTTCGTATTACCTGTACTTCTTGAACGTAGTAAACCTATGTTACGTGTCTTGTCAGCTAGTTTACTTGCTTGTCTTCTTTGTTCTGACAAATTTATTAATCTTGCCTCTAACTGTTCAGGCGATTCCACCTCTAAAGGTTGTTTATCTAACCATGCATTACGTAGCATTGTAGCCATCTGTCCTAAATATCCTGCTGCTTGTAATCCATCAATTCCTATTCCATTGCCATTTTCATCTATACTATCAGGAGATTCAGTACCAGCCTTTGTTTCTATAGTGCCATCAGGATTAACTGTAGATACATTATCACTTCCGGTAACTGTATTTGAAAAGTCTTGTTCTTTATTCTGCCAATTATATAATGGAGTTGTAGTGTTAGATGAACCTATAGAACTGCCATCAACAAAAGGAATTCCATTATAACTTGTAAATGGAGTACCACTATAATCAGTAGCAACAGCAGATGTAGAATTACTTTGTACTACTTCTTTCTTTCCTGTCCTTGGATTGGTAATTACCTTTGTAGTCTTAGGAACTGTAGTAGTTAATGTAGGACGAACACTACGAACTGATGGACCATTATTGAATTTAGACTGTATAGGTTGTCCGGGTCCTCTTGCTGGATCATTTATAATATAATCATATCCTGCACTTCCCATGTCTCCTATAGTACTAAATAAATCTCCCCATTCTGCTGCATTACCACTACCACTTATCGCACCATCAACACTTCCTGAATGAGTATGAGGTTCTCCACCACCTACATGAAATTTACCTTTACCTAATGGCAATCCTTCTGTAGTATTTCTTCCTAACATCGTATTACCTGATTTTTTTAATTCAGTACCATAAAGTTTACCATGCCATTTAAAAGTCTTTTGTCCAGATTCTCTTGCTTTCTTAAACTCTTCATTAAAAGTACCTTCTTTTTCTTTTATTCCTTTTTCTACCATTGTAGGTCGTACCACTTCAGGAACTAATGTTTTTGATTCCATCATTTTCATATTTTTTCTTTCTGGAACAATACCTTCTGGATTATATACTCCTTCTAAGAACTGAGCAGCATTACCCATATACCTCTTCTTGCCATATTCGTCATATCCTTCTTTATGGAAAGATTGTTCAGATGGTCCTTTAGTCTGTCTTTGTTTTGCTTTTAAATTATTAATATCTATCTTTAGGAATCTTGATTTTGGTCTTGATTTTAAATCATTGATATTTGCCTTGACTCTATTATCTACTTCTGGTCTTATATTATTAGGATTTGCTTTTAGGTCATTAATATCTGCCATCATCTCATTAGATTGCATTGCTTCTGACTGAGGAACCATTCCTTTAGTACCATACTTCTGTGTATATTCATACATAGCCTGTATATATTCTGCCTTATTTGCATAATCTTCTGGTATTGGTATAGGTTCTCCACCACCACCTGCATACTTCATCTTACCACCAAACTTAGCCATAGGTTGTTGTATACCTTCTTCCTGTGCTCTCATCATCTCACCCATGTCAGTAGATAGTTGTTCTAAAGCATATAGACCTACTCCATTTCTTTTATCTGCCCTGTCTGCTCCTTTAGCAAACATATCACTTTTCTTTAAAAATCTCTTTGTCATATCTAAAGTTTCTTTTGTTCCACCAAATACCATTCTTAAATTTGTATCCATCATCAGTTTTGATACATCAGCAGGTGTCTTACCAATATATTTAGAAGGGATATTATATTGTTGTGCCATCTCAGGAGTGATAACAAAAGCATTAGAATGAATAATCTTTTCGTTCATCTTCTTTGTCTCTGTCTCTCCGTTATCTACAAACTTATTTCCTAACTCTACACTATCTTGCGTTCCATCACCACCATTAAAGTTTACCATATTTTCATTATTTCCACCACCCATAGCAAAACCTCCATATAAAAATCCTTGGTTTAAACCAAAGTGTTGATTCTTTTCAATTAAATCTTGAGATGACTTATTATATTCTTCTTGTTTATTTTCAATATCATCTTGTTTCATTTGTTTTTTTTCAGAAAATCCACTATACAGTCCTTCTACTAATCCTAATCCAGCTCCTATTCCACCACCTATTAATGTTCCAGCAGGACCACCTAACATAGTTCCTACCATTGCACCTGAACTAAACCCTGAGCCCATTCCCTTAATAGCATGAGCACCTACATTAGCAGTATTTTGATTTTTATTCTCGTAAATATCTGTTCCAATACCTGTAATTAACCCTGTACCAGAAGCAATAGCATTAGTATAATTTGGATTTAAATTTCGTTGTTTATTCGCTAAGATAGCTTCTATTTCTTTATCTCCATACGATACAGAATTTACAACATCAGGATCTTCTAATCCTGCCATTACATATTTTCTCTTTCTTTTTAATAAGTATCTTTTCATATCGTTGTCTGTGTTACCACCGTATTTATTCTTAGACTTTAATTTACTTTGATTACTTTCAGGAACTTCATCTTTTCTTTTTAATTGTAACTGACCTGTACCTATATCAATACCCGGATATGACCATTTAGGCATTCCATTTAATCCATTAATAAATGATTCACTATTATCTGGTGTCTTTAAAAACTTTCCTGTAGCACCACTAAATGATGGCATGTGATAAAATCCATCAGGATTCATTTCATATTCTCCCTCATTATCTCTCCAGTTACCTCTTATATCATAAGAAGATGGAGTTTCGTAATTCTCTTTTGTTCCTGGAGTTTGATATTGTTTTGGTAATGAAGCATACCATTTTTGATACACATATTCTTCATCAGAAGTTAATACAGTTCTATTATCTTGATTTGAATCTAACTGACTTCTCTTCTTAGGACCACCTAATAAATATTTCCTTTTACTCTTTATAAGACGTGGCATTATAATGATGTTTTATTATAAGGTAAATATAACAAGGAATGAGTTATTACTCCTAATAAATAAGAAGTTATTTTATAAGATGGTTTATTATATCAGAATGAAGAAGGTGTGATATAGGCTATTATTCAATTCTTACTTGCTGCATGATAAGTTCTAAATCTTCTTTTGTTCTTATATGTCCTTCAAAAATAGGTTTCCATACTAAGCCAGTATTTTTATATTTCGTAGTTAATTCTTTTTCACTTATCCTCTTCATAAGCCTTACATATGGTAGTTTAGGTTCTGTCTTTTTTTTACCTTTACTTAACATAAAATTATTATAATCATATGGCTCAAAACATATCCAATATGTTAATCTCATATCATTTTTATTTATATCACGTATTTCTTTATTGTGTTTATTGTATGGACCTGACAACTCTATCATTACCTTACTCATTACTCTATCTCTACTGAATCCTAATGATTCTACATCTTCTCTTGTAATATATTTATCTAATTCTTTTGGTAAAAGTTCATCTGGAATAATATTAATATCATTATATTCTTCAGGTAACTTATATTCATCTTCTTTACATAAAGGATAACCCATACTTATATTTGATGTTTCAATAGGAAATTTCTTACACCATTCTTCTAATGAAACACCATCAGCAGCAGCATATAACTGTTCTATTTTTTTTCTTGACTCTTCTTCTGATATATTTAAGTTTATTGCAAGATCTTTAATGTATTCTTCATATATCTTTATTGCCTCTTCTCTTCTTCTATAGAATTCTACTTCTCCACATTCTGAATGTCCAGCCATCTCACGTAACTTATCTTCATAAGATGATTTATTTTCTGATGTTAATTCATAATCTTTATCTTCATCTTCTTTTTTCCGTTTCTCTGTATGAGATTTTTCATGACAAAGATATATCACATTAGTATTATCTGGTCTATTATGTACTACTAACTCTTCTACTATAGTCTTATATTGAGGATTCGATAATCCATCTTTTGTGACAATAATTGTACTTACTTTCTTTCCACAACAATCTTGTTGTTTTGAAATTAAATATATTCCTATTCTACGAAATTCATTTTTATTGAATCCTTGTTTAGTATCTACAATATACGCTATCATAAATTATTTGTTTTTAATTAATACTTCTTCTATGCAAATATAATAAGATATATTATATAATCAAATATAAATATTAAAAAGAAGAAGGTGTGATACTTGTAATTACATCATGTAATACCATCCTATAATCTATACCACTTTGTTGATTGGTAAAGTTGAGTTGTAAGAGTATATAGGTATCTCTCATCCTTGGTTCGTCAAGAGCACCTACTGAAGCATCTCTTTCTATATCAGTCTTCCATTGTCTCATTATCCTTTGTTCTGCTCCTACTGAGTCTATATTATTATTATTAAGAGTAATAGTTCCTGTATTCTGATAGTCATTCCATGCTCTATATGATGTAAGAGTTAAGTCATAAACATCTGTTACTATACCTGCTATCTTTTGAGTTACCTCTGTAAACCATGTAAGATTATTAAATATAGCTACTGAACCTTGTAAAGGATTAATAAGGATTACAACATATGAATTTGTAGCTGTTTTATCATACCACACTCCTCTCAATCCTTTATTATGAACAAACACTTTTCCTTTAAGACTTGAAATATATTCTTGAAACATGGAAAAATATTCTCCATTGCCAGATATCCATAAATCAGGATAACAACCATATCTATGATGAAACAATCCTGTCTTTTCACTTACTGCGAGTGTAAAACATTGTACTTGATTATCTAAAGTAGTATCATCATTATCTCTAAATGTAAATAATATTTCTTCAAAAGAAGTATCTTTTACTGCTAATACACTTCCTTGTCCGGTAAGAAAAGGATTATCATAATCATATATAGACTGTGGAGTATTATATGCTAAGAAAGAAGATAATCCATCTATATTAGTTATTTCAGATTCTATATTAAGACTACCTATAAGACATATTGAATTATTAAGAACATCATAATAATATAAACCTTTTTTCCCTACAATAACAGATTTTTGATGTTTACTTCCTGACGTGGTAGAAATATAATCATATTTATTTAATTTAATCCCAGCACCTAATGATAACGTTAAAGTTGATTGTTCTTCTACTAAAGTAATTACAGATACTCCTTTTTCCTGTATTGCAAATATTCTATCAAAACATATATTTGTTTCTGTAATAGGTCCATATTGAGTATCGACTTCGATAAAATCATTAACTAAAAATATTGACCACGAGTCAAATAATTCTCCATTATATTTTTTTTCGGATATTTTAACCATAACATCATTTCTTTCATCCGAATTAAAATCTATAGGAAGTTCGTATGAAATAAAAGTATCATTTTCTCTCGAATAGGCTGAGTTATATAAAAAGATATCTTCTACCTGAGTATAAGAAACTGCACTACCATTTAAATTTATCCATGAATACGTTCCTGCTTTTTCCTGAATAAGTACATTAGCTGCTTTTTTAAAAGTATATTCACTACTTTGTATGTTTCCGTTAATAGATGATTCTACTACTCCCATCATTGAACAAGTATAACCTTCTCCTGCGTGTGCTTCGTCCGTCCACATAGAAGACATGAATTCATATAATCCTAAAAAAGTATCTCCTCCAAATACATCTATCCATCCTGATGAAGAAAGAACTACCAAAGAATTAGTTGTTATATAAGGAGTTATATTTCTATTGTCATAACTATTACCTCCATACTGTTTAGGAAGACTTCTTCTAATATCTACATATGCTATAGCCCTGTCTTCTAAATATGCATAACTTCCAATATCTGTATAGGCATAGATAGGATTATCTAAATTTAAAATTATATGACTTCCTGCTTCTGCCCACATATTACCACCATTAGAATTATTTCCTCTATAACTTCCAGATACAGTAAAAGTATTTCCAGTTGCACTATGACTATCTTTTTTCCATGGACAATAAACAGAATCCATAATGGTTCTTTCAGATTGAGAAGCATATTGTAAGTCTGATGAATATAAACTTTTTCTACACTGTAACTCCGTAAGCACAACTGATGGACTTGTTACACCTTTTTGATAAAGTTGTTGTATCCATATTCTGTCATCATCTTTTAAAGTTATATTATTAAAGTAAGATACTTCAGGAGAATAAAATTGATAGTATGGTGAAGTATTTGTTCCTCCCCATGGATAACTACCCATTAAAAGTCTTCCTTGTGCTGTTGGAACGTCAATATGTATTAAACTATTAAAAACATGAAAATCTGAATATCCTGCAGTTTCATAAATAGAATTTAAATATCCAGAACATAAAATAGTTTTATCTAATTCTGTCCTTTTTGCTCTTACTATTTCTATTCCACATTTCTGAGAAGGAACAAAAGAATCATTAGGAACATTAGTTATATCAACCCATAATTTTAAATGTAAAATATTTACTTTAAATTCATTTTCATCTGGTAATCCATCTCCATTCCAATTATTAGTAAGAAGATAATCATATCTTAATGTTCCTGCTTCTGTTGGATATGTTGATGTAGAATTAATATCTCCACATAAAGGCATTCTAAAATCACAAACCCATTTAGTAAATCCTTTTCTTCCTTTACTATCATAAAATCTAATACCTATCCTATATACTTCTCCTCGTCTATATCCCATAAACAATTCCCTTATCATCGGACTAGCATAATTAGGATATGAATTGTTTATATAATTAACTCCATTAAGTGCATGAGATATATTATCTGGTGTAACATACCATTGTGAAGGGCCTGATAATTCAGCTTCTTTTAATTGTTTAATTCCTAATTCTAATGATAGATTTTTTCCTGATGCTCCTATAGTAACTCCATCAGACTTGTAAAAATATCTATATAAACCTCCAGCATCATTAGCATTATTATTATAAAAATTTATGCAATCAGCATCTACAGGTAAATCCCAAGGACTAATTGAAGATTCCGTGACTATACCTGATTGAAAAAAATCCCAATCTCCAACATTATTTATTCTATAATAATCACCATTTTCTTCATATACTTGTGAATAGCCAGAAGTATCATATCTATATACACGAGAATCAAAATTTCTAATATCATCATTATCCAATATCATTTCTTTGATATTTCCAGCAATAAGATAATTATTTTTAGTTGTAAGTGATTTACATGTAAATTCTCCTTTTTCTAATGCTACAAGTTCTTCAAGAGTATAGTTTCCCAATACCGTATTCCCAGTATCTATAAATTCTATTGAACCATTTGCAATAGTTCCTTCATATATTATTTCTATAATAGGAGAATCAAAATAAGTAGATTGATGAGCTGATATTATTCTTATTCTCGTAAATTCAGAATTTACATTTGTTATTTTTATCTTTACTGCTTTTCCAGTATCCACTCCAGGATCTTCACCATAATATTCTTGTGACCATGGAGTGACTATTATTTGTTCAGATGAAGTTGTTAAATGTATTAATCCTGTAGAAGGAGAAATATTACTTATACTACCATTAGGAGTATAAACTTGATAATAATACTTTATCATTCCAGATGTTCTTGATCCACCTGTTATGATTTCTACAAACCGTGGTGCTTTTAAATTGCTTACTGGAACAATATCAAATAAAGTTGATACAATAGTACTTATATTTATATTAGCATCTATATCTGCTTCTAATGTCTTTATATTAAGATAACGTAATGTATTATAATTATCTGAAAAATATACTTTTCTTAAACTGCTATTTTCATATCTTGGTACCGTAGCATTAATAGGATATTGTAATGCAAAATTTAATCTTCCTGTATTAGCATTTGAATACCATATAACTTTTGATTTTCTTACTCCTGATTCTGTATATAATTTAATTATATAATCTATTCCTGTACTTCCAGCATAATCTAAATCAGGAGTCTCGTTAACGGCAAATAAAACATTTTCTTCTCTTACTAAACAACTTCCTATAACTTTAGTGGCATCTGATATTATAATTCCTACATTAGTATAATTTACTAATTGAGTTAAAGCACTTGAAATAATATCATAAGTTAATAAGTTGCCTTTTACATTCTCTAAAGCACCAGTAGATAATCCTTCATCTGTTAATACCCTATAATCAAAGCAATCATATATTTTATTATTAGGATATAACTGTTTTGAAATATCTTGATTTAGTCCACCTAAATAACTATTCTTAACTTTCATTATAATATAGGTCTTTCTTCTGCCTGTCCTAAATAAACAAAACCATCACCATGCTGATTTATTGTAGGAACAAGTCTTAGTATTGCATTCTTAAATGATTCTGCCTGATCGAGATTCTGTAATGATGCCCTTGTATGTGCTGCACCTGTACTGAACCCACTCTCTTGTTGTATCCATTGGAACTTCTTATCATCTATAGAACCTTCAATCCATAACTTAATAGATAATTGAGAGGCTATGTAATCTACCATGGCTCTTATAAACTTCACATCATCTGGAATCATAGGATAACCTTGCTCATCTATTGGGAAAGCTGTATAACTCATCTCTACTTCACCTTCTGAAAAGTTAGTGAAGATATGACTATCGGTTAATTGATATGTATAGTCTGGATTGGAGTTAGGGTTTGGATTACGTTCACTATTATTTGTCCTATGAAAACTATCTGTAGAATATCTCATAGGTATCTTAGAACAGTATTCTCTTACCTGAATACATTTGTATATGTCACAAGGAAGATCACCTCTATAATCGACTATCTTAATCGTAGGAGTTAAAGGGTCCATTCCTGTCACCTTATTAATATAAGTATCATTTGCACCTATCAGATCCATACCGTCACCAATCCATTCAAGAATGACTGACCACTCTACTTTATCTTTAAAACCATACTTCTGAAATAGCTTTTCGATAATACGCTTATATGATACATATTTTCCGTTTAACATCTTATTCTCTATTTAATAGTTTAGTTATAGCTAAACTCATGCTTTCTTTCTTAGGTTCTTCGTTTGTTTCATCAAGATCATCTTCCTTATCTTTAGTTAATATATTCTCTTTAGAATAATATATCTTCTCTGAGCGTTCTTCTTTTTCAGAAGAAAGGTATTCTCCTGTTGTAGATACATTTCTTTTCTCTACCTTATTGATATAACCATTTTCAATCTTTACTACTTCTATGGTTGTCTTAACTCCATTTTCAGTAGAAGATTCTGTTGCTGAGAATATCGAACTTTCTATATACATATTAATCGATTTTATACATGTGCTTTACTATATCATTTAACCTTTTATTACGATAATCTTTAATATCATAAATTACAGCAGCTACCTGAGTTCCTTCAGTGTCTCCTATAGCTTTAGTTATTCTTTTCTTAAAGTTATCATTAGTAAACATATTGAAATATGGTTGGCCTGTAGGTTTTAACTTTGATCTTCCTTTGTTCCAAATAAGTTTATACTGGTACTTATTATCATAATATACTTTAGGCTTTGCTTTTATATGTTTATATGATATATTTGCACCTTTCTTCATCTTCTGTTCTACATCTGGATATAACTCTTTCCATAATTCTATACTTTCCTTCCAGTTAACCCCCATACATTTCTTAATGAATTTACCATCTTTATTAACCTCTACATTTCTTCTTGCTCCTGCAATATATATATCTCCACATCTGCCAAGATTCATTTTGTTTCCCTGTGTAATCTTTTCTCCTATATTCTCATTTAATACTTTTACAATATCAGAATATTCTTTTCTTGAAAATAGATAATAGAATAATTGACTATCTCCATTCTCATCCTTTTTACACAATAACTCTTTCTGCTTATCTGTTAATGAACGTATATAATAATTATATTGAGCATTTATGCCAGCATGTATTATGTGTGCTACTCTCATATTATTTTACTTGTGTTTGTGGATCTCCAGAAGCATCATTAGTTGTATCTGCAGGTATTGTTAACATAGTTTTAATATTTGTATCAAGAATCATTTTTTTTACTACTTCTATCATCCAATTAGACATAGGATATTCGCTATCTCCGGTATAACATGGAGTGCCATCACATCTTGTAAAATCTTTTACTGATCTTGGATCTTCAAATATACCTCTTACGTTAATCCATTTCATTCCTTTTAAAGTAAGGTTATTTGACGATGATAAATATAATCTTCCATTTCTATATGTAACAAATATAATATACTTATTAAATCTTCCATTCCCAGAAAAAATAAATTGTTCGTATGGAACAAATGTAAATGCTTTTGAAGTCTTATCAATTGTTCCTACTCTTAGTATAGCATCTTGTTGTGATAATTCGATTGGTCTTGGTAATTGTAACTTAGTCCTTTTTATCATACAACCATATTCCATATCACAACATTCTGCCACGTCTGCAGTTTCTATTTCTACACATCCTAAATCCTGAATAATATTTTCTGTAAGAGAACGTCCTTTATTATTATCTTGTCTGATAAGTAATGCTCTGGTATTATTTAACCAAAATTCATATTGTCTTTCATCTCCTATATCATCATCAGAAAGTTGCCCTCTTTTAATGTTCATGAGATCAAAAACTATCTTATCGTAAGTAGCCATTTATATAAACCTTTTTTTAATGAATAAATATATAATAATTATTCCAGACAATGTCCATACTATATATTCCCACCACCATATTTTATACTCAGTATCTCCTTTAGTCCAAATAGGAACCGCAATAGTATTAGTTATTGTTTTGGTTTTTGTATTGTAAATTATCTTATCTTTAACTTCTATACTATCGTGTAATGACCTTATCAACAACTTGTTTTTATTCAGTTCGTAAAGTAATTTTCCATTTTTAGATTGAAGCAATTCACTATTTTTAATCATTACTTGATTATTACTATCACAATAAAGAAATAACATTAAAGTCATACTATCTACTTCTTGCATTTCAGATTGAACTATTTCATAAACTGTATCAATAATAGAAACATGAGAAGTAGTATCAATAGCTTTATCGCACAAGGTCAATCGTATCTCATCAGCATGTTCAAGTATATACTTACTATGACTCTTAAGGATATCACAACCTGATAGAAGTATTACGAGTAATATAATGATGCTATATTTCATAAGAATTTATTAAGATGTAATTGAATTTAGTATAACCTGACTGTTCTGCTTGCTTTAATACTTTAGCAAAATCTGGACTCTTCTTGAAAATTTGGCAGCCGTAACTGTAGTTGTCGACTGTCACTGAATCAATACCTGATTTATGCATATTGATACCATTAATACCTGTAGTTAATGTCTTAGGTAACAAGTCATACTTGTCATCTTTATTATTATCCCTATATCCTGTACATGGATTAAGCTGAACAAATGCTTTATACTTTCCTTTATGTAGTCCAAATGTCCAAAGGTCTTTATAATAACCTGGTGCCATTATAAATGTTCCCTTAGCATTGATAGGATGATGTAATGCATATAGTCCCGGATCAGTAGAGAAAGGATAAATAGACATGGTTATATTGTTTTCTGAATCATTTGTCTTAGTACCATAGGTAATGATATACAACTCATCATCGAAAGCATTCATCTTAGAAAAGAAACGTACTCCTATAAAATTAGGATAACCCACTCGTTTATCAAGTGAGTATTCCTTTTCTTTTAAGACTGATTCTATCTGTGAATAGTTAAACATTTCTCTTCTCGTCTAACTTAGTTTCAAGTCTTTTAGTATCCTGTACGGTTAGATTAGCCGTTACAAATAACCCACCTAAGAATGTTACTATGCCTGAAAGAATAGTTGTAAAAGGTATGTTTAAAATGCCTATCAATTCAAATTCCCAATCAAATGTTGAGTTAAGTAATAAGGTTGCTGTGATAATAGTACCTATAGCACCGGACCACCATTGGATCTGAATAAATAATTTAGGACTTTTAAGTTTAATTCTAATTAAGAGTTCTCTTACTAGGTTAATAATTGGTATCATATTAATTATTATTTAAGATTAAATTACTATTTAATAAAACTACATTTGAATCTACTTTTACTAAGGTATCACATTGCAGTAAATTATCTTCTATTATAAAAGGTTTAGACATTTTTTCAGAACCTTGACGTTTAAGCCATTCTTCAAATAATCTATCTTTATCGGTTGCCTTTAATACCTTACTTAACGCTGAAAGAATTAACAAGTGTTCTTTTTTATTCATTTCTCGTTCTAGTTTATCTGCTTGTCTATCTTCATCTCTTACTTTCCACATGGTCTGATTAATATCTTCTTGATGTTTTAAAGTAAAATCAACTTGTGTTTTCACAAAATCTAATGTCGCTTTACCACTTATTTTTGTTTTTAATGAATCAACTTCATTAACCAAGTTATTTATAGTAAAAATATTTTTAACGAACGTTAACGAAGAAGGTGCAATATATATAAAAAAAGCAACGAGTAAAGCACTTGTTAAACTTATAAATATTGTTTTCCAGGTCTTTTTATTTTTTAAAAGATCCAGTAAATTTCTTTTACTATTTATAGTGTCTGTTTTTGCCATTTCATCATTCTATTTTATGTTTTGTATTTGAGTAAAGGTCATTTAATAAATTCGTATTTTTTCCTATTTACAATTCCTATAAATTCATTAAACCACTTCTGTCCCATGTGTAATTGTGCGTACATTGAATAGTGCGCTCCTGCATAAATAACCTCATCCGATGTTTCAATTACTTTGTTTAATGTCGGATTCTCTGCGGCTAATGTAGTGAATGCATTGTTAATTACTGCCATTGAATCAGGGGGAGAATTGTATGGTGCAGATAATTTAAACATGCAAAATTGCATACTGGAAGTATATGGACTTATTGCCCTAATATTAGAAATTAATGTTCTTAATTTATTCTCATATAAATAAGCATAATGCAAAACTATGTCAGATTCTCCCTGCAACCAAGCCATGCTAACAAACATAGGAACCTTTCCTTGTCCTTCAATATCTGAAATCGCATGGTTTATCTTTCGTTTTAAAGCTATCCATTGAGTGCCATTAGGGCTATTCCATCTAACAATATCTAATGAACCTATTCCATTTCTTATGACATAAACTTTTCTGCCTAAAAATTGTTGCAAATTTCTTGAAGCTGTTTGCTCTACCCCCCAATTGCCGGCATTATAATTATCGTTTGCAGGATCAGAATAAAGAACACATGTTGTATTGGTATTAACAACCATTGGAATAAAATCAATAGTATTCGTGTCAGATGTTAAATAATCACCTTCCCAATTAACAAGTATAGAGTCGCAGGTATATTTCATATACGTAGACGTATAATATAACCCCTGTCCCTTGGGTGCGAATATGCCTTCTGCATTACTTTGACCGTCAACAATAATTACCAGAACAATATTAGATGCTAATGGAATATTTGAATGACTAATAGATTGTCCGTAACAAATACTAAATGAAAATAATATTATTAATAAATACTTCATTATGGTACGTGTGTTATTGTTCCGTAGCCGTAATTATGAATCTCGTAATTTGCCATTCCGGTTTGATTTAAAGAACTATCCCATCCTATTGCAATAGTGAATACTTTAGAACTATTATTCCATGCGCTTGTCGGTGTTATTATGGCTAATGTTCCAGTTGATACGCTTTGAGCCGTAGGGCTTACTGTTATATTCGTTGTTCCAGCACCGTCCTTCACATAGCCCTGAATAAAGATTATTCCATTCTCTACCTGCGAATCTGTGCCGTCAGAAGTGATATAAGAAAAATCAATCTTCATGCTTATTGTTGTGTCTACTTTAGAACTATTAACAGTAGCCCCTACTGGAGCAAAAGTAAATAAACTTGTAGGTGTATTGTCGGAAAGTTTTTTCCCTCCTGCAATATTTACCCTTTGCGTTACGGTTCCATGTCCATCGGGGCAAGTCCATGTTTCAAATCTGCTTCCTCTGTCGGTTGTTGAAGACCAAGTACCCTCTGTTGTAAAGCATATATATGCAGACGGCGTTCCTTTATCATTTCCAGTTGTATAACTTCCTCCACCCTCAACACTTCCTAATCTTCTATTGTCTGCCATCGCAAGACCTGTATTTTGCGCTAAAATTATTCTACCTCCCACTCCTGCAATATAATTATTCGAGAATATATACCCAGTACTAGCAGAATAGTTATAAAAATACCCAGCACTTAAATTATTAAACACGTATTTATTTCCGATATTAGAACTTTGTATGCTAAATACGAAATTCCCAAGAGTATCTATGTGAAATATGTTATTAGTCTGGCTTGCTGCTGTTGGTGATTTTCCTTTTAATAATAAATCTGGCTTTCCTAATGGCGAAAAAGTCAAGCTAAAGGCAGAACTGTCAATAGATTCTGCAAAAGTAGTTGTGTTTAAATTAGAACTTTTATCACAAAATACAAACATGTCTTTTCCTAAAGAATAAGAGCCAAACACATCCAATTTACTATTCGTTGTTAAAGAATTTAATCCAATTCTTTTACCGATAAATCTACTTGAAAAAATAGAATCTAAAAAAGTTGTACCATTAGCAATATTGCCAGTAGCAGAATCTAATGGGATAATGTTAGTTACCGTATCATTACCCATAATAAAGCCCCCTGACATTGTAACCGGGTCATTAAACAATGCATTCCCTGTGAACTGAATAGGATTTACAGCACCTTCCTCGATAAGAATATAATTAGATTTTGTTCCTATTTGTGTAGAACCAAAAACACCTGATTCCGACAAAGAAATTTTAGATCCTGAAGCATTTGAAATACTATTTTTCTCCATTACGAAAGAGTTGCCTCTTACGAAAATATTGGCACTGTCTGTAGCTACACTTATTCCTGTTGTATCTGAGTTTCTTACAAAGTCGGAAAAAAGAGCATTACCTAATGTCCATGTCTGTCCCATGAACTTAGGAGTATAACTTATTTTTACCCATGATTGTCCATAAGAACTTAATCCTATTAAACAAACTGTTATTATTAATAATATTTTTTTCATTGTTTCTTTTTTAAAAATACACTGTTACTTTTACAAAGTCTATAGCCAAAGCAGGTATTATGACATTATTTAATAGATCTGTAGCATCTTCTTTTGGTGCATACATAGTATTCATTTCCCATACAGATTCGCCATCACTTGCTACTATTTGATGACTTCCTGTTATGCCATGACTTGTTCCATCATTATCATGAAGGTTATATACATTTTTTAAATCATTTAACGCTGCTACTACTGCTGTATTAGTATTTGCTACAGGAGAAGTAGTACAACTATAATCAGCCGTATTAGTACCTGCATGATAAACCCATCCTATTCCTAATTCAGCATCTGCATTATGTACTGTATATTGAGTTAATAAATCATTTGTTAAAGTATATAATGTATCCCAATCTATAGCATCTGCCGCAGTAACTACATTTACTCCATCGACACCAGATGTATGTTGTGCTGCATCTGCTATATGTAAATTATAATCTGTTTTTAATTCATTTGCTAAAGTAAATAGATTTGTCATATTAAGAGAATATACTTCTATTGTTCTCATTCTTGCATTAGCAGAATGAGTAATGGTATTATCTCCTATTGCTATTGGCTTAAATATATCTATAGCACTTACAGGAGAAGTACTCGCACCAGACAACCCACGAACTAAATCTAGTTTACCTGTTGTCATATTCATTCTATATCTATATCCTCCCATGATTATGATCCTTTCTGTAAATAACCATAAGTAAATCCTGCTCTTCCTGTCCATGCCTTATTCTTTGCAAGACAAGAATCAGCATATTGTTTGGTAGTTGTAACTACTAAACCTACTGTTGTCTCTACTATTTTTATTATAAGCCATGAAGCACTAGCTGTTGTTAATGTTCCTACACCAGAATATCCTATATAAGTAGTTACTGTTCCTGCACCGTCATCTGTTTCTTCTATGATGTCTGGTGGTTCGTTAAGATGTGAATTACGTCTTGCTATCGATCTTAACTGAGTCGTTATTTTATCTAAATCTTCTTGCATACTATATTTTTTTTAAACTATCGTTAAACAATAAATTACTGACCTATCCCATCCGGCTAAAGGTACATTTAATACGTTTAGGTTAATGTAGGTATTGCTATATATATCTACTCCAAACGAATCAGGTGTTGCTGCAGATAGGTATGTAGTTAATCCGTCACATGATGTAAGAGTAATATTATTAGCACCTATCTCTGTAGTTATATCTCCACCAATCCATATCTTATCATCATTAGTTTCATCTATAGTAGTAGTATATGTTCCGGTTCCACATGAACAACTTCCTGCAGGTATGTAAGTAATATTAGAATTAATAAAATCTAATACATAATTAACATTAAATTTTTTATTAAACCATTGCACTATACTTTGCATTTCTTCTATAGTAAGACAATTATCATTATGTAACACTTTATTTATATCATATGAAGCTAATTCAAAGTTTGATAATGTTTCAACATATTCCCATATAATAGCTAGATCTAACATTGCTTTATCAGCATTGCAATTTCCTACAACTATTTTCCCAATAGTTTGTGAAGCATACCATTGATAATGGAATAACATGTTAGAAATATAGTTATTATAACTTGTCTGTGTCATTTTTTAAGTTGGTAAATAATATATAGTAATACATCCTACAAATGCTCCTGCACTTGCATCTACCGTTGAGGTAATAGTTAAATTACCTGCTGCATCTGCAGTAAACTGACCAAAATCTAATAAGGCTCCTGAATAAGTTGCATTATCAGAATCATATTTTCCTGCTGCTCCACCATTAGCTACTTCTACTAATCCATTAGCATCTGCTCCTGCTGTTCTTATTACAGCATCTACACCTATGTCAAATGTCATAGGAGCACCATGAGGAGTCTGTACTGTTGATAATACTCTTAGCACGGTATCTCCTGTTGCGAATGCACATAGGTCATTTAGTGTTGCATCTAATAAAGCTTTTAATACTGCTCCTTCGATAATCTTTACAGCTACTACACCAGTAGTCCTTGAACTAACGACTTTCTGTCCTAAGTTATCTGGTTCTATTACACTATTTGCAATAGTAAATAATCCTGTATTATCCATGGTAAGATCACCACTTGGAGCTACAGCTGCTGCTGTTCCTCCTCCATTACCGACCCATAAATTTGCACTTGCTAATGCTGTAGTTCTAATAGCTAATTCTGTCTGCATCTCTGCTACAGTACAGAACTTTAATGCTCCAGCTGCTAATCTTCCTAAGAATCTTGAAACTGCTGCGGCCAATGCTGTAGGTGAATCTACTCCACCAGATACATTTACTAAAACAGTATTGTCCGCTTGTGCTGCTATTTTAGGTAGAGTTATATTTTGATCTAAGACCTTAATAGTAGTTACTGCATTAGTATTGAGTTGTAATGCTTCTATTGCACCGTCAGCTATCTGTCCAGTATCTATAGTCTTATTAACACATCTATCTCCTGTGATAGTAGCTGCTATTATCTTAGTTCCACCATTAATAATACTATCTTCATCAAAATCAGGAACCATATTAACTTCCCATGAAGTACCATTCCATTGAGCTGTTATATCTAAATCTTTTGCTACATATTCAGCGGGCATACTATGTCCAAGAAATGTAATTCCAAAAGCACCAAGAGTTATTCCTTTTGCTTCATAACGTATTTTTCTTATTTCTGTACGTACAGGAGTACCTGTATATACTACAGCCCAATTTGCTCCTAATACTGCTGTTCCTGATACCCTAAACGTATCTTGTATATCTGTTGCGTAAATGACACCATCAGTTCCAGATACTACATATATTTCTTTAGTAAGCATTATTGTAAATATTTTGTAATTATTATATCTTCTATTCTCGCATTAGTACCACTTGTAAATGCAATATTAGAACCCGGAGGTGTTGTTGTGTCAACATAAGTTGCAACTACAGTTATTATAATATCATTAGTAAAATCTAATAAAGCTCCTGTTATAATAGGTGTTGATACTGTATTGAATGTAATATAAGGAGCACCTACTCCATAATGAGCTTGCCATAATATTCCTTCCGAAGAATTACTTACTTTTTTAAGAAATATTTCTACATCTAAATAGGAATAACTGCTATTATAAACTTGTGCTCTTGGTAAGGTTACTGCTTCTGCTCCCAAGTTAACTACAATATCACATCCTCTATTATCAATAGTATCATAAAACCTTAACCTTGCTTTTATTTTTAAATAATCTCCATTTGTAGTTAATTTCTGAGTAGGAGTATTATCTAATGTATATGAAAATAAAGTTTCACCTGTTATTCCAACAGTTGAATTATATGAACTAATACTACTAAAAAGTATTGTCGTTCCATTTGTTCCGGAAATTCCTGTTGTTCCCTGTGGTCCGGTAGGACCAGTAGCAACTAAAATTATTGGAGAGGTAATTGAACAGTTACCTGTATATCCAGAACCACAAGCATCACATCCCATAATTAATTACAATTACAATTTTCAAAATCACACATCGTCTCTAATGTCTCATATATTGTTGCTGCTTCTGTGAGGTTATTATATGCTACAGCTACTTTAAATGCTTCAAATAGAGCTTTCATTTTAAAATAATTAATTACATAGTTTGTATCACAGTTATTACAGTCTATATAATCTTTGAGTTTTAACTTCATACTTTCTATACAACAATTAAGGGTACAGTATATATAAACATCTTTTTCCTGTTCATATAATAATGTTCCTCCTGATACGTCATAAATAGAATAGTTAATGGTATATACTCCGTCACTAAACGGACCGCCACTATAGTCTTCTGAGTTATATACTAAATCAGATTGTACTGTTGCTGCATCAAATACTGCTGATACATCATAAGACTCTGTTATACTATTATCATCTGTCATGGTAATAGTAACATAAACAGAATCACCAATAGCTATTGAAGCATCAGCCCAATTTGTTGATGTGTCAGTATACTGTAGGTTAGTACAGCTCTGTGTATCGCATACCGAAAAATCTAATGTAAATGCCATAACTGTAAATATAATAAGAAAAGGGAGAAGTTGTTCTCCCTTCCCTTAATTTTTATTAAACCAGTTGACCGTTTAAGGTAGTGTCAAGATTACCAAGTAATGTAGTTGCCATTGCTCCGGCTGCTGCCCATGCTTCTGGGATAGCTACAACGATTTCTCCTTTAGCAACAACGCTTCCTGCCATGCTTCCAGTATTATAACTGTTTTCATAGTGTAGTGTAGCGATATTGTAAAGACTTGTTGATACTGCTAAAGCACGTTTTGGAGCAGATCCTTTATCGTTATTGTATCTCTTACCTTCTGCATGCTGACAGAACCATTCGTTCCAAGCTACATATTCATATGTCCCTGAACCTTCAGTAACACTGGTAGTATAAGTTGGTCCTGTTGTAGTTCCCATATCTTCAAATTGAATTTCAAAACGAAGTTTATTATATGGTTTTGTCTCTACTGCGAACTCTCTATTCTGAGTTTCACAACGAATACCCCAGTTACCTACTGCAGCTGCTGTTCCACCACCTATTAATGCGGCTGCATCAGTTGTTCCCTGATAAGGTTGATCTAATAATACTCCTGTAGTTGCATTAGTCATTCTAGCTTTATAGAATTTTCCTGCTATATCTAAATAAATAACTGCACCTGCTGCTAATGTAATATCTGTTGCAATACTTGTTCCTAATGTAGCAGCTTTACTTCCATTATATACACTAATAGTACGACTTGCTGTATCATCCCAAATCACAGTACCAGACTCATAAGGCCATGCCATGTCTAATTTAGTCACTCCAGTTGAAGTATCTACACTTTCTACTATAAAAGCAATTCCACCTAATGATAATATCGTATCTGCACTTACACTTGCAGTTGTAAACCACGTTGCAGCATCTCCTGAATCAGGAGTGATATACTGACTTTCTTTAATAACTGTAAAAGTTAGATAATCATTAACCCAAGCATAATTTGTTACTGCACCTGAGTAAACTCTAGAGAAGATAATATCCTGATGCGCTTCACGACTGAAGTTATTTACTAAACTTGTGCAAAGTCCTTTAGCTATTTCGGCCTGTGTTGCTGTTGCATCAGAAAGATATGTTCCAAATTTAATCATAGGAGGACAACCTGCCATATCCCATTCGTGGATAGTAAGATTAACCTGATACTGATTATCATCGATTACTTCAAAAGATCCTGATGAAGTATTATATCCAATATAGGATATCTGATTTCTTCCATGTACATATGTGGTTTTCTTAGCAGTTGTTAAAGAAGCTAATGTAAAGAATGGAGTATAAAGAAGATCACTTCCATTTCTTACTCCAAATCGTACAGGAGTAGTCGTAGCTGTTAATGCAGCATTAGAGTCATAACATAACCCTGCTGAATTAACTAATGCCATTTGACCATCTGCCAGATCAGTAACACCTCTTAAATAGGTTCCCTGAGTTTTCATGGCTTGGTTTGTTGTTAGTACGAAAGTACGTACATAATTTGATTCATTCATGATTGAAAATTTATTTAATTAAATACTAATTTATTTCTGCTTTTATTTATTACATTATTGTCCATTTAATAGTAATTGTTCCTGAAGCTGTTAAATTACCTGCATTATCTGCTGCCCATGTCTCTGCTGCATTAAGATATACTGTTTTTGTACTTCCTGCTACATTAAGAGAAATGCCTGTCATTAATCCTGCTGTTACAGCAAGTAATGTTGGATCTGCGGTGCCTGCACTATCTGGCGCTGTCTGTTCGGTAATATAATCCATCTGTGTTGCTGTACCATTAAGTACTGCAAACGCTCCTGAACCCTGTACCGAACCTATACCCCATACTGGTGTCTGTGCTGTATTAGGACAAGTAAATCCTACGTTTGAATAAATATGAGATTGTACATGTACTCCTGCAGGAAATGTAAAAAGTAAATTACCTATTGACAATGCTCCGGCTCCTGGTATCGCACCTACAATAAAGTTTGTAAGAGTTAATATTGATACTACATCTTTACCATCTGTATATGTTTCTAATGTACATGTAGCATCTGCAACACCTCTTGTTCCGAAATTTGCACTTATACCTTTTAAACCTCTTGTGATATAAATATCTCTTACATTTACGGTTCCATTACCAATATCATTTGTATTATCTGTTAAAGGATTTAATGCTCCTGAAGAATTAATAATCCATCTTTCTGTTCCACCTGTTGCAAATCCAATAGCATCGGCTCCTGAACTAAACATACCAGTATTAGGATCAGAAGTAAAAGAATATGTTGGTAATGCTGCTGTTCCTGTTACAGATAAGATATTAGATGCTTTAGGGGTAATTGTAATTGGTATTGCTCCATCTGTTCCATCTGCTGCTAAAGTAGTACCTGCTAAAGTTACTGCTGCTGCTGCTACGTTAGTATCAAGGGTTGTTGCATTTACTGTAGTACTTGTAAGCGTAGTAATAGTTTTTGCAGTAGTTGTTCCTTGATCTAACATGAAATTAGCCGTTGCTGCTCCTGCATCAGGAATAGTATAGGTTCTTGCTGCTGTCTGTGAAGCATTAGTAATAGTAGTTACTGTATCACCTGCTGAGTCTGCTGAAAGAATCTGTAAAGCACCTTTTGCTGTAGTAGGAGCACTTAAAGATAAACTTGCATCTTTATTTGTTTCCCATGTAATAGCATCTTTTGCGTAAAAGTCTAATGAAGCTCCCGGAGTTATGATTACATAACGACCTAATGCAGTTACTGATTGTGCATCTATAGTATCTGAAGCATTACCTGTCCATACTCTTAAGTTGGTAGCACCACTATTTTTAATATAAATATGTCTTCCTGCAAGTGCAGTAGGTAAAGCAACACCGTCATTAGCGTTAGCACAAGTAGTTACATTATTAATTTCTTCTGTAAGTGCAGTAGCTCCTGCCATGGTCTGTGTTGTACCTGCAGTAATAGTAGTTGCATTTGAATAATTAATAATATCACTATAGGTTGCTTCTGCGTTGATAGTTAAACTATCTGTTGCTGCATCACCTAATACTAGGTTGCCATTTAATGTTGTTGTTCCAATTACTGTCAAGTCTCCTGACAATGTCATTGATGTAACTTCAAGAGCTCCGCCACCTTCAAAAAGATCATACCATAATTTATTATACTGTTCTTGGTATACAGGAATAGCATTTACGCTAGGTCTGTCGGTTGGAATAAGTTTTTTTGATTTCATTATATTTAAATTTTAATATTATTCAACTTTATTTGCCTCTACAGCTTTAATCTTATACTCTTCAGGTGCTGTAATTCCTGTTGCCATCTCTACGGCTCTCACTAAAATTTCATCATGCATAGTTTCTATCAATTCACAATTTACCTGATTTGTAGATGTAGTAGTATCTACCACTATTTTTTGAGGTATTCTTAAATATACAATTCTATATCTTAAAACATCCCATCCTGAATAGTTTATTAATTCATGTTGAATTTGACTATTGGGTAATGTATCATCATAAGAAAAATCTAATCTCCATATAAGATTTTCGTAAGGTTTTTTAAATGGATTTCTAATATTTTTATTATATTCATCATGAGTAACTGGTTTTACTCCTACTATTTTTAATTCTGACCAATTTTTTATAGAATCTAAATCGTAAAAACCTGTTTTTGGATCTGTTTCGACTTCTACTTCAGTACAATCTTCTTCATAAATTTTCATGTAACATTCTTCTTGAACTACCCATAATAAATCAGGAGGTAAATTATACATTATTCCATTTTTATGTACTGCTAATTGTGATGATGCATAATTTGTTTGATCAAGATATATGTTTCTTAATAATTTATCTAAATCTTTTCTTCTTTTTTCTGAGTTTTCAAAACCTTTACCATATTTATTTCCTAATGGATTATATATCAACTTCACTATTTCATTTTGAGATAAAGAAAACAATTCCGATAACTCCCGATCCTTGTATCCGGGAGCATCGAACTTTGTTATTTTGTTGTATAGGATGTTGAACCTATACTTCATCTCATTAGCTGTCATTATACTTTAACTGCTCTTAATTTTGATTCTACTTTTGCTTTTAGTTCCATATACTCTTCATTATTTTTTTTGTCAGAGAAATACTTCACTGTCTCTTCTATTGTTCCAATAGGATGATCACTTCCTTTTACCTGATATTTATGTTTATCTACTAACTCTAAAATACCTTGATCATAACCATTATAGATTAATGCTTTGTATTTATAGTTAGTATCTTCAACAACTTTTATAAAAGTCTTAATATCTTCATCAATGATTTTTCCTATTACATCAATAAACTTACCTGCTTTCCATGTGTGACTTGGAAAGGTGTCTTTCTTCTTTGTTGTAAAGAAGTATATAATTAAGAACTCATGCATTTTATGTTCATCTGTCTGCATAGCTCCAAATTTAGTATAAGCTTTCATTCTGTCTTTCTCAGTCAAAGCTGCGTTATCTATTACTTCGTCTTCATCTTTAAAGGCAAATCTATAGGTCTGTTTGTTCTTTACCTCAGCCCATGAAGAAGCAATGAAAGTTTCAGTGTAGGTACATAATAGTCTGTACTGAACAAACTCAATAGGATTACTTAAATCAAGATACATTCCGTTCTTATTAAGCATAACCTTTCTCTGTTTGTCAAGCCAGAAATTATCTACCTTCTTATTTACACTTAAATCTTTCACGCTATCTAAAGCAAATGCTTCCACAATCTTATCTTTCGTTTTGTCATCTACACCTTTTAGAGGATCTATGTAATGACCTGTTTTAGGTTCACGTTTTAGTTCTAACTCTATCTGTGCATTTGAAAATAAAAACTTACCATCATTGCCTTTGTCGAGCCAGCTGCTGTCTCTGATAACTGGTACGATTTGGACTTTTTTGTTACATAAACTATTCTCCATTTTAATTTCTCCTTATTATTTAATTAATACTATGCTAATTCACTTGGAATAAACTGAGCAGTCAACGTTGGATTTTTGATCATTGTACCAAAAATATCCATTGTATGCTGTGAATATCCATCAATAGGTGTAGCTGCAATACTGTTCTTTTCGCCCAATTTGAACGGATGCCTCATACCTGGGATGAATGTTCTTGATTCTGCTCCTGATTTTGGTTTTACGATACGAATATTAGGTTCTCCGTCAATAGTTCCTGAGAAGATAATATCATAACGATAAGATTCAGCAACACCACGACCTTGACTTGATAAGATTTTATTTCTTACTCTATCATCATACATTGATTCACGCTGAACACTTACTTCTACACCGTTTGGTCCAATATAGTTAAAGAACTGACCTTTGAAAGTAATCTCGTTACCGTTGTATTTAATACGGCTAGGATCAAATAAAGGAGTATATAAAGAAGCTTTGTTCTCTAATGATCTACTCCATTGGAATAATCCCCAGTCACCTGTACGAAGTAATACTTTTCTCTTGTCATCATTCATTCTTCCTGATGTCATGTCGATGATACATTCAGTCAACCAATCAACAGAGAAGTTACTATAATAAATAGAGTTTGATGTTTCCATCTGTGCACGAATACCAGCACCCTGACGAATAGCAAAGTTATTACTAGCTATGTTACGATAGATGTCATTAGCATCTTTGTTTGGACGAGCAAACATCATAGCTTTATTTCTCTGCTCTCTACGTTGTTTTTCAAATACCCAGTCAGCATACTCCATCCATGTTGAATGCTGTGACATCTTTCCTCTTTCGTCTTTAGTAACCCATTTAAATACTACAGGTTTATTAAGCATGTTACCCGGATGTGTTACCTGCATACGGATATTAGTAAATGTATTTCTGAATGAGAAAGGACTTGTGTAGTTAGGTGTTCCACCTTTATCACTTAATGTCTGTGGTACTGGACTCCATTCTTTTGAGAAACGGATATTTCCTTGTAACTCATCATAAGGAATAAATGCAGTTAAGTCACCTAAGAATAATTCGCATTCGTATTCCCAATTTCCACCTTCTGGTTTTGGTTCGGCTACGATACGAATAGGATACTGTTCTCTGTTACCAATAATAATATTAGTATCTGAGAAATAGTTTTCAGGGAATAATAGATAGAAATGCAATAAGCCTAATCCTACCTGATCTGTTGCTGAGATAGCTGATCCACCTGAAGTAAGACGAGCTTCGATTAAAGCGATATTCTTATCTTCATTACCTTGTAAATTCCATCTAAAATCTTCTTCAGATTCTAAATATTTTACTCCAAATTGATTAAGATAACCTTCAAGGTCCATCCCATAATTTGATTCATAAAGACGAGAAGTAAACTCACTTGCCATCTGGACTTCTGTAGCCCCTATAGCATGTAAGTTGTTTTCCGATGTAAACCCATTCCAATCTGATGGAAAGGTTTCCTGTAATTGATTAAATTTTACCATTGTTAATTATATTTAGCTATTTTTATTTAGTATTGCTGCCATACCAGCTTTCGCTGATGGCTTCTCTTTGTTTGTATCCTCTGTTCTTCCGCTTCCCTTCTCCGTAAACTTAGTGCTGTTTTCAAGTATCTCAGCTAATTGTTTTACTGACTTACTCTTTGCATTCTGTTCAACCTTACTTGTATCTACCTTGTCACCAAAGAATCCTAATTGAATAAAATGGTTAAGAAGCATATCGAATCTCATTGGATTTTTAGAACGTACTTCCATGGCTTTTGTGATTGGTCTTCCATCCTCAGTATAAGTCATTGGCTTTGTCATGAAGTCTTTTAATTCTTTCTTTTGTGATGGAGTAACCTTTGTGCCAGGGAATAATTCTACTACTTCATTAATAGTCTTATCTAAAGTTTCAAAATAAGTCTTTCTTGTCTCGTCTGCAGCTTTCTTGTCTTCTTTAGCTTTCGCTATCTGCTTTGTCTTTTCAGCTGTACGAGCAACTAATAGTTCCTTATGAGCATCTACTGATTCTTCATAAAGTTCTCCACTTGCCTTTAGTCTTGTTATTTCTTTCTGAATCTTTTCTTTTGTGAAATTAGTTGATTCAGATAAATGGAGACTAATAAGTTGTTCTTGTAATGATTCATCTTCTTTTAACTCATCATCAGTAACTCCTTCTAATTCCATAATCTCAGACTGTGTCTGGATAAGGTTCATTAAAGGAACATGTTCTCCGGATTGTTTTAATCCATTGAGAATATCATGTACTACTTTTGGTTGAGAATCAATGAATGATTGTACACCACCGTCAATCTGTTCTTTGTAAGCATTAACAAGAGCCTGTACTTGTTCTTCTTTAGGCAACTTGTTAAATGCTTCAATGTCTAGATTAGGAAGAATCCCCTCATCTTTTAAGGCGACAGCGTATGGAGAATAAGGAGAAATATCATCCTTATCAGATTCGGGGTTTTCATTTTCTTCCTGTCGGGCCTCTTTAGTATCTTTGTTTTTTTCAGTATCGTCTGTTTCCTCTGTAGTTTCTTTTTCTTCCTGTTGTTTCTTCTTGTGTTTCTTAGAATTATACTCTACTACAGAACCATCTTCTAATTGTACCAACTCTCCTGTTTTGAATTCTTCTTGTTTTTCTTTATCTGAATTCTCAGAGTTGTTTTGCTCCATTGCTGTAACCTGACCGTCATCTTCGATAGAGATTGTCTGCCCGACTTCTCCCATCATTGATCCTAGGTCTAAGTTGATTTTTTCTCCTGCCATACTTAGTGATATTTATTGATTATTTAACAATTATAATACGGTATATTATAACTATTGCAAAAAAACTGCAATTATTTTAACATATCGAATTCTCTTATTATGAGTAAAAGTTGTTTTATCCTAATCGGGTAATTAGATGTTGATCAAAATTAGGTTCTCCATCTATTATAATACTAACACTTCTCGGATCAGGATTACCCTTATCGTCTATAGCATGCCATCTGTTAGCTAATTCCTTTTCAGTTAAGTATACTCTATTATATGATAAAGGATCTTCAAATATGATTCTATCGTTATTCCATCCTATAGCTATTACATAATGACCATCAACATAACTTTCTTTATAATCAAAAGGTTTTTCTTCATGCCATGCCTGTAAGATTAATATAACAGGTATCTTTTTAGAGATAAGAGTTTTTAATGTTAGTATTGGTAAATCGTATTCTATTACACATTCATATCCATATTCTAAAGCTACTGCTTTCATAGCCTTAATATCTGCTCCATTATTTTTAAGGTCTTTAGATTCCTTATCAAGTAACTTCATTATGGTATCTTCTCTTTCGTCTGTACCATAATATGTAAATATTGACTGTAGTGCCGAAGCACCACATGAATAGTTAAAGCATTGCCTTAATTCCGGGAATTCTAATAGAAACTTCTTAGATAGCATTACTTCTTACTTTTAGAATCGTATTTATTTCTGTTAGCACGAGCAACCTCAACGCTCTTGTCCGCTTTGTACTTCTCTGTTTCAGATTTTATCTTAGCTATCTTCTCTTCTAAAAGAAGTTTTCTGTCTTCAGTTTCTTTCTTACTTAACTGTTCTCTTTCTCTTAAAGATAAATCTGCTAATTCTACAAAATCAGGAACACCATTACTATTAGCATCTAATTCAGTTTTTTTAGCATATATTTCTAACTCTTTAACTCTTATGGATGTCTGTGCTTCTGTGTCAATCTTATATTTCTCCAGGTCCATCTCAGCTTGTTTAATCTGCAAGGCAGTTTCTACTTTTTGCTGTTCTGCTTTTGCCTGATCTTCTTGTGCCTTTATTGCCTGATCCATCTTCTGCTGTTCTGCTGCTTCTATTTCTTTACGAATACCTGTGATAGATTGTTTAGAATAGAGACTCATTACCTGAGACAGATTAACCTTATCAGCATTAAGAGCTGTAGGAATAAGAGATTTAAGTGTTCTGAATAATTCACTATCGTCTGAACTATTGCTTATAAATAGATTATAGTTTGTTTCATAATGATCCATTCCATCTATTTCGTCAATAGCCATTACCATATCATCTAAGATATAAGGTATTTTCTTTTGTCTGTTTTTCCAGGCTACCTTAGATACTTCTAACATATTCTGCAATACCCTTACTTTAGTATTATCATGTATATTATAGTACTGTTCAGTAATAAACATAGAATTCTGTAATAGACTTTCCTGACCACCTAAAGTATTGGTAGATGTAGATTGTCCTTCACGTTCCGGACTGATACCACTTACTAAAGCTACTTGTCTTTCTATGTAATTAAGAATACCTATTGTCTGTTGGATATAATTGCCAAGGTCTATCTGTAATGTCTTTCCGGTAGTGTTAAAGTTTCCTGCCATCTGACCTTTAAACCTAGGTTTATTACTCTCAGCAAAACTATCTATAATAAGATAACCATGTGTCTGTGCATAGGTAAACCATTCGTCTAATGACCAGTGTTCTGGTTTCTTTGCAAGGTCCAACTCAGTCATTGGATTCCATTTTGAGAAAGCTATACCTAATCTTCTTTGGAATACATTATAATCGAACTTATATGGTTTAATCCTATCCATTAAAGAGACAGGCTTATTATTGTTGATATTGTATTTTGTTCCTATATATGGACTGGTCTTTAATCGTAAACTATCCATATCATATATGTTAACAGGGAATGGTTGAAGCTTAACATATATATTTTCTCCTATCTGTGTTCCTTCTCTCCATTCAGGTATCCATAATTCAGTAACCTCTTCTCCTTTTAACTTATTTGGTCTATATGTTTCAGGTACCCAATCATTCTGTTCATCATCATTCTCATCAAAGAACTTAAGTTTATATACTTTTCTATATGACTTCCACACCATTCTAGTAACTCTTACATTACCATCCATATCCCAGAACTCTCCATAGTAAGAAGGATTAGTACCATCTAAAGATAAAATATTTGTACTGTCTGGAGGATTTGGCATCTGTGATGTGAATGTTCCATAGTTCATAGAATTACTTGCACTCTTTATTGCAGATACTCCACCATCTAAATAATCAACATCATCACTTTCAAGATACTCTTTATATATATCGAGCACCATTGCAGGAGGCATATATGTAGTATGAAGTATCACATCTGAATCTTCTATTCTATTTGAGGTACCACTTCTTAATGTGGTTAACATAGTAGGATCACACTTGTCCATTACCGGTTCTCCACCTAATATGTCACAAGAGAATACTTCTGAAGCACCAATAAGAACATCATAGAATGATCGATTAAACTTAAGAGCCATCTCTTGCTCTCTCCATAGGTATCTTAATATCCTATCCCCTCTTTCTTCTCGTATGTCTTTATAAGAATAGTTATAATATTTATTTATCTTTTCAAGATTTCTTTGTGCTTCTTCTTTAGAGAAAGCATCTGCCTGAATAGTTTGCTGTACAAATTCGAATAAATCATTTTTATGCTTATCTTCTTTGATAGATGTAGCATCTCCATTGCTTACTTTAATGTGCCACTCAAATCTACGTTTGGCTTCTTCACCAGCTAACCTCTCAAATTTACTTACTTCTATAGGATAGTTCCTATGTTCACCTGGCATGGTATGGTTTTTAATGTTCATTGTATTGAACTGTTTCGCCATATCATCTTCATTTACGATACCATTCCATAAATTATAGTTTGATATCATATTAGAACGATCATTCTTAATGAGATCATTTTGGAAGTATTGTAACTGTGTTCCGTGCTTTAGATGGTCTATGTGCCAATCTTCATCTTTCTCTTTGTCACTAAGCTTTTGCTGAGGCCACGGTGTCAATACAGTAGTGTTCATATCTTATATTATAATATATCTTTCAATATTACAACATAATTTATTTAAATAATATATCTTTTTTTGTTATATAGCCTGCATTATAATAGACTATATTATTTCATCTTGCTGACGTATTCCTAAACTACGTTTCCAGAATTCATCTTGGTCTATTGCCTTTGGCTGTTTGCTTGGGTCAACGAAGATATGATAGTCCTCTTCTCTTTGTATCATTAACATTCCTAAAGCGGATATCCTGTCTGCATTTATATCTTTATTCCACATCTCTAACTCTCTCAATAACGGAACAGAACATATTTTATGTAAGTTCAATAATCCTACTCTCTCATCTTTACTATCAGGATCTTTTATCTCTACTATCTTAGTCATTAACCAGGCTAATATTCTTTCTCTGGCATACTTATTAATCTTTTCTGTAGGTGGTGTTCCTTTACCTCTTTCAAGTGTTCCCTTATCATGTATCTTATCATATAGTACGCTAGGAGTGTCTGTAAGAAGCCATGAGCAATTCATTCTATTGAAGTAGGTAAACATACCAGTACTACTATTCTCATAGTTACATCTTGCATTATAGTATATAAGAAGTCTTCTGCAGTTCTCATAAAACATCTCATCAGTTAATGGCCTGGCAGTGTATTCTGCTACTATCCTATCTGTAACTCTATTTAAAATAAAGATACTTCCTAGTGAAGTTCCATGTACATGGTTGTAAGGATCACAGCCTGAGATATTTAGTCCATAAGGTATTTCTCCATTTTGCTTAACAGGTTGTTCAAATATTATCACACATCCATCAGTATTCTTTCCATAGAAAGGATATTCCCAGATAGGATGTTTTTTTGTATTTATACTTAGTTGTACTTCTTCTTTCTCAGTTATTATTAAATCTCCTCTCCAAAAGGTATTATAATATTTATTAGGTTGTGATTCTATCTCTGCTCTTCTCTTTCTTAAGTCAGCTACTGGAAAAAGATTCCCATCTATTCTCATCATTGATTCTGATGGATAAACAGGTTCTTCTGCATATGCTCTTGCAGTATCTTCTGGTGTACTATTGTTTTCTAATGCTAAGTCTCTAAGTTCTGCTATTTGTTGTATTGCTCCTCTTATATCTGAATTTCCATCTTTGTCTATAAATCCTGCACGACACATATAAGCTGGTACGAAGAAACCTGATTCTGTTCCTAATTGATTGGGTTCCCATACATTTACTCTTGGAAGGATTTTATATTTTTTTGGATTATTAAACATATCTTCCATAGCCTCAAAATCAGATCCCTCACTACCTCCTGTACCATAGGCACACATTAAACCAAACGATCTGCTATCTTGTTTAACTGAATGTTGTGCGATTATCCATGCTCTTTTAAGTAAGGGGTTTGTTCCTCCTTCTTCAAATAGTATTAATTTAGCTACCTTACCTCTTATTTTGTCTACATCTTTATTTGTCGATACTCCAATAATGCTTGACTTATATCCTGATTCTGATATTACTCCATAACTATTCTTAAGATATGAAGACCTTCTTATCATATCTGTACTCTTTGACTGTCTTCTTTTAGCCCATCCTGTATTCTTATCTACAAAGTCCATAATATCCCATGCCTTTGATAAGATACCATCACCACCTAGTAAAAACTCTTTACTACTCGCTATAGCATAAGAGTTGCTTATAGGAATTAAGAAATAGTTACGACAAAGCATTGCACCTCCCTTGTAACTAAATCCCTTTCTACGTGCTTTAAGTACTACTCCATGAAGTCCTTTTTTTTCTGCTTCATCTAAATATAAAAAATATTCATAGTCTATATCCCACACATTAGGGAATGTGAATACTTGTCTACCTATCGCTGTATTCTCTTCATCAGCTTCAACAATTTTTATCTGGCAGAAGTTAAGATAGAAATAATAATAACCTGGAAGATATACTCCACTTGGAGTTGTGTAACCATAGACACTTCTTCTTGCTTGTTCTACCCAATATCTATAATAAGAACTATTTTTATTTTCTGATCTTGGAGACTTTGTATAAACACCAAACTTCTCAAAGTGAGCAGCCTCTGTTCTCCATTCATGAGTATTTTCTAATTTCTTAGGTTGTACTCTGTCTATATCTACAAATATCTCTTCTGATTGTGTCATGTTATTGGTTTACCATGGTGCTTCATCTTCAAAAATACCTATTTGACCACCACCTCGTATCTTTATATTTAGTTCTTTTTCATCTTTCATTACTCTATCCTGAAGACTATTTAAAGCATCTATAGTTGCTCCTAGCTCTTTTACGCTCTTTAATACTTTCGTTAAGTCAAACTTCTCTAACTTGTCTTTCTTCTCTTTAGCAGTATCGTTCTGTTTTATGGTTATCTCTTCAAAATAATACTTTACTGAGTTAACAGCCATCAGAGTCGTACCTATCAGAGATAGTGATGGAGTAAACTGTAGCTCTCTATATTTCTCTACACACTTCTCCATTAGTATATCTGGTTGATAATCTCTATCTCCAAATATATCTTCTCCTATTTGAGCATCCATATCTATCCCATACTGTGAATACTCACTCTTCCAATCAACCTTATAATAGATATAAGCTAATTCACTTAGCACTCTTTCCTTTTCTTTGCTTTGGTCTCTTTTCCACAATTCTTTGAAGATGAGTATCTGTAATAAACTTCCATTTGGATTTACGATTCCTTCTGAGAGATTTAATAAATTTGACATGCTTTGGATGTGTTCTTAATAAATTTTCTATTCTTTTATTTTCGTGTTCTACATACTTATGATACTTGACAGACTTCTCACGATTGATTCTCTTTATATATACTTTTAAGTTATTAATATAGAAGTTACATATAAAAGGAATCTTAATGTTTATATAACTACCCTGTTCGTGTAAGTTAAACTGAGACATCATAAATTCCAGGTAGTGTACTTGCTCTTCGTATATCTTATGAACAACATTTGGTTGTAATCCCAAATCCTGTGCTGTCTTGTTTATGGCAGCTAACATCTCTTCACTAATTATCATAAGTAACGTAATGTTGTTTCGTTTTTACGTATACCATTTAATTTCTTAACCATAATGTCATAATAATTTTACCATAGATTCTTAGGGCATTTACATTCTGGACATCTTACCTTTGCTTTTATTAGACACCTGCATTGTTTACACCACCCTCCTCCAAAGGCAGAGAACTTCTTGCAATCATTGTTTAAACATTTCTCCACACGCTGCTTAGCCAATGGCTCGAAGTTCTCATCTTTGAAGAGAAGATTCCAATACCCTGTCGCTATATCATTTAATATCATGTTAACTTAAACCGTAAAGTTAATACATATTCTTTTTCAGGTATGTCCATATAAAAGATAGGATGAAGAGTTCTTTGTTTTCTTTTTCCTTGTATTACACCAGCTGTTCGTAATCCACATAATAGATTATTATAATTATAGATTGAGAAATTATATTTATCCATTATAGCATTAGTGACCACATCTGAGAATATATACTTATTCTTTTCTTCCGGATGAACCTGTGGTGCCGTAGTATAATAATACATGAGTTCAGCTATTATCTTTAGCTCCCTATCTCTAAGATAGCATATCTTGCCCGACAGGATATGGCATATCTTATTGATAACAGGAGTTAATACTTTCAGATAATAATCTAAAAAATCTTTCTTCTGAACTTCTATGTCTATAGTGTTTTTCATTAGCCCACTACTGTAGCAATATCAAGACCAATTACTAATGCGTACCATTTACCATTATGCATGATAGCATTTCTCGGGTCCTTTGCCAGGTAGACATAGTCTAATGGTTTTATCTCTCCTTTTTCTAACTCTAACTTACCAACACCTATTACTACTCCCTGAGCAGGATTTTCATCCCAATAGAGTTCTTTCTTATTATCCTGAGAGTTTTCTCCTGAAGGTAATATGATTCCTGCTTTTGTCTTTTCTCTGGGTTTAATCTCTACTGTCTCTACAAGTATCCATTGACCTATTACCTTTAGTTTAGTAGGGGATTGTAGTTCTCTGGCTATGATATCTGTTACCTTTTGAGTAGTAGTCTTGTCTTTCTTTATATTATTAGATTGGACTTTTAATATAACTGAGTCATCTTGTTTCTTAGCCATATATTATTTCCCTTCTTTTAATTCTGGTTCTGCCTTATTCTTAGAAACTTTCATTGTAGGTTTTTTAGGTTCTTCTTTTACCTTCTGCAGTTCTGCATATAACTTATCATCATTCTCTGTAGATAGCTTATTCTTTATAAGATATAATAAGATATCCTCTTCTTCAACCTTCACTGATCTTAATGCAAAGATTGAGCTATCACGTTTAGCACTATTCATTATACTATCCTGACCAAATACTTTCTCTTCCAGTTCACGAATATCTACTAAGCAATGTAGATAGTCTCTACGTTTATGCATTGCATCCATTTGTTCTTTCTCTCTTTGAATAGTTTGTTTACGCATATTCTCCTGATGTTGAATCTGTGCTTTAGTTAAAGGCACCTGTTTGGTTACTTGTTCTTGATTTTCCATACGCTTTTAATTTAAATTATTTTTTAAGTTCAAAATTATTGTGAATACATCTATTACAATCATGCATATTCGGAGTATTGTCTTTCTCTATCATGTCTGATATTGTCAATGAGCCTTTCTTATATAACCCATACTCCTTCTCAGTAATAATAGAAACGACCTTAACATCCCTGTTTTCTTTATTGTCTACTTTTGAATTTACAATACCAACATCAACCTGTGTTCTTACTACGTCTGAGTCGTGCTTAACATTCTCTTTACTTAGGATATCTTTTATTTCTTTTATAGCAGTACCATTGTTGCTTGATACTTTTTCGAACTTTCTAATAAAGATGTCTGATCGTGTTTCTACTATTGCATATTTCATATTAATAAATTAAGTGTTCGTTATAATAAATACAAATATATAATGAAACATATTATAATGCAAATAAAATTTATGTTAAATTATTTGGAAAAACGATATTAATGGTTGTATATTTGCAATACGTTCATTTGCATTATATCATCTGTTGAGGTAGCAATAGATAAAGAAAATATCAAGGAGATAGAAATATCTTCCTGTAAAAAGCCTTTGTGTTTATAGCTACCTCTATATTCGCAGAGGTTTTTTGCATTTAGACTAAGTTCAATAATAGCTACTTTAAAAGGCAATAGTAGGATAAAATAAATAATCGTCTATACCTCTATAAATAAGAATGACGATGTACTGTGTAGCCGTGAGGTTAAAGGTCCAGCTCTGTTCTAACCTAACAACTGGCGACTGATGAGATAAAGATATAGTTAGATAACCTCAGTGACCTAAATATAAATAAACGTTCTTTCTATTAGTAAATAAAGTTAGCTGTGTTGTTTTGGTTTCGTCACCTTCGTTCCTCTTTTAACAACCCAGCCTTTTATAATACGAAAGTCTATCAGGGGGGAATTGCTACAATACGGTACGGTCTGCAAGTAACAACAGTTTACTTATAGAAAATATCTTATCAGGGTAAAAGAGGTTCTATTGAATAAAACGAAAATAAGTAGTAAAAATAAATGTTAAATTTGATGAATAGATTTGGAGAAAGAGAATTATTTTTATATATTTGTGCATATAAATTAATATTTAGATACGGAATATGAAAAATAAGAATGAAAATGTAAATGTAGAGATGGTTGGAGATGGACCAGTGAATATTAAATTCACGCAATACATCTTAGGAATGTTTAGGTTTGGCAGACAGATAGTCGTTTCCCCTAAAGCTAATGCATTCTTTAATAAGGTAGGATATAGTGTAAAGTATTATGTCGATTCAGTAAGTGTGACTATAGGAATAGGTAAAGACCATACTGCAGAACTGACAATGACTAAAGAAGCTTGGAATGCTTTAAAGGCAGGAGATGAAGTTCATATCAGTACAACGCAAGAATTCAAAAAGAAATTTAAGTTATAATAACTATGGAAGATGAAACTATTTATTCAGTAGTAAAGAGAGATGATGGTACTGGAGTATTGTCATTCAAATGTGAACTATGTGATGGTTATCAAAGTTTCAATATAGAATATTTTCCTAAGACCAATTTGCTTGTATGCGATCAATGTAAGGAGGATTTAAGAGCATTGATAATGTTTAGAAGAAAAGTTAAAGCAGATTTAGATAAATTAGATAAGCAAGAAACAATAAATAAATAGTCTTATGAAAAAGTCACCAGAAGGATATATTTATCCAGAGATACATATTTTTGAAAATGAAATAGGGATATCCTTAAGTACAACTCTTAGGAAAAAACATAGAGGTAAATGGTATAAAATATCTATTACAACAGGATATTTTTTTGATCATATAGACATGGATACAAAAGAAATCAAATGTGAATTATTACAAAAAATACATTGTATGGCATATAATGCAATGATATTAGGTAAGGTGCAAATAAAAGCAGTTGATGAATTTTGCAATATTGTATTTCCTTTAGATACTAATCAAGAGTCAGAAGAAAGTAGATTACGTAAAACACAACCTAAATAACCATATGGAAGAATTACAATTAACCATAACGTATCCACAAGATTGGAGTAACCTAAATGACAATAACTATTTCTATAATATAGAATCTAATCTTGGATTAAAGACAATAATGAATATAATAAACCAAAACGATAATAAGATTTAGGAGTCAATTAAAGAAATCAGATACTATTTATAATATTACTCACGAAGTCTTTCATGCCACTACCTTTATATTAGAAAGAATAGGAATGACATTAGACTTAGATACTAGTGATGAAGCATATGCTTATCTAATGTCTTATCTTGCAAAAGAAATCGCTAAAAAAATGAAATTATAATATGAATAAAGAATATAAAAAAGTACTAAAACAAGTGTATATTGATAACTGCCCATCATTTAACCTTAACATGGACAAATTCTTAGACAACAACCCAGAAGTAAAGATACTTCATACTATCGTTCATCAACCATATCATGTAACTATTATCTATCAAGAACTAAAAGAAATATAATAGAGGAGTTATTAAATACTAAACCTACCTTAAATAAGTAGGTTTTTTTATACCCCCATTCAAACCCCAGGGCGTAGCCCCCGACCATAAAAACCTACCTACCGGCAGGCAAGCATACCCCCACTATACCACCCACTCAATAAACACCCCCCCCATACATCATATTACATACATACTAATAGCAAGATACAATACATAATAAATCACCCCCTAAAATACAAACCAATATTTTTTTACCGTGATGGTGAGAGTCTTAACCCATCCTACACACTACCCCGTCAGACCTTGTTCCACAAGGTGTACCACTGGTTAACTTTGGGAATATATTTTAAACCTATTTATTAATTCTTAAATTTATGTATTATGGCAAAAATTAAATTAAATGCTAATGGTTTGAGTGCTGATACCTTAATCAGCCATGTTCAGCGTAATGTAGAGTCTGCAAGTAGATTGCTCTTAGGTGAGTTGTCAGAAGCTCGTGAAAGATGTTTGGCAGGTAAAGAGGCTCAGAGAGTTAAACTTACTGTTAATGAAATTTACTACAAAGCTACATTCAGAACCATGCAGCAAGTTCCACGACCTGAAGTAAAGAGCGTAACAGAAAAAGAGGGTTACAGTGTACATTTTGGTGTTATTGGTAAAGATATTGACGACCAGCAACACACTGCTATTCGTATTACCTCAGACAAAGTAAAAACCTTTTACACTGAATTATTAAAAGGTAGTATTGAGTTAGTATGCGAATTTCAATTTAAACAATGGCAAGGGACTGATTGTGCAGTTTTAACATTTATAGACTTCGAATAAACTATTAAAAGGTATACCTATTATATATAGGTGTACTTTTTTTTGTTTCTTTTAGTATATGAAGCATGGATTAGTAAATATCTCTGTAATGTGCTGATATTCTTTTAATGATTATCAATAACTTACAAAAACATTATAATGCTGATTATCAATACTAAAGTCTAATTTATCCCCGAGTGAAGACAGCTGTAAATATTTAAGCCTTATTTGGACATATAATCGATCAAACAAGATACTATTCTGCTCTATCAGATTAGACTTAATATCACATTGTAATAGCTATGATATACAGTTATTTATGTTTAGTATATGAAGCATGAGATGATGAGGGAGTACTAAACAGGGGAAAGATAAAACTAATCTCTATACTATTCTCTTATGATGGTTATTCTTATTTAGTAATATAGTTAGTAGATTAGTATTTATGGGTGGAGTATATAAATATGTTGCGTTAATGGTTGGGCTATTGTACTTGATAATCTTATAAACTATGAAGAATAAATATAAAGTTAAGTCTAATGATCTAAGAAAGCATGAGATTAGTACTGGTAGGATAGTATGTATGGTTGTTGGATGTGATTGTTCAGCTATTCATGTATTCAAATCAAAGGCTGGTATTACTTATGGTTATTGTGATAAACATTTTAGTAATTAAATATAAGGAGGATTATAAATGAGAACATTATTTATCAGCTATATGCATATTAAGACATATAAATGGTATACTTGGTTTTTACCTATATATCGTAAAGTTCCTAACTTTGGATTTCAGGTAATAACTATTAGTGGTAATAGTGTAGGAGATACAGATGAAAAAAGAAAAGAATTCTTTGATAATGTATTAAAAGGTATTAGAGAGACTGTACCATTTCTTAAAGATGAATATATCTCTATTATATCTATTAATATACTTGACTAATTAACTCAGGATAGTCTGGAAAGCAAATGACTATTGGAATTATAAATAACGAAAGACAGGGAATGATATCTTCCACCTGGTAAATGCTCTGAGCAAAAGAGGTTCGAATCCTTACTGTCTTCGAATTATACGCCATATAATTTCAAGTTTCACTTAGCTCAGTTGGTTAGAGCAGTATGGGTAATAGTTCTGCAATGAAAGACTTGCATGATGACGTTATACGTAAAGGTCACAGGTTCGAAGCCTGTAGTGAAACCAAAACTTATCTGCCGTTAGGTAGATGTATTATTAATTGTTAAACTAAATATTAAACTAACATGGAAAAGAATAGTAAAAGAATAGTAGTTGTTGATGATCCAACTTTGGTAGATATAAATAATATTATGTCACCGGAACCATATCTTATTCATTCTAATGAACTAGAGAATTCAAGACTACAGAAAGAACTTAATAGCTTTAGATATAGAAATAGACCATCTGTAGTATTATCTCCTGTTAGAACAGAGATAAAACAACAAAGAAACAATAAATGCTTATGTGGATCAGGAAAGAAATATAAACATTGTTGTCTTTAATAATATAAAGGAAGATGTAGTGTAAGTAGGCATGAGAAGTAATCGCTGAGGTAGTATGCAACTATATAGAAGTAATTACAGTATTTCTGTTATTATATTTACATCTTTCTTTTTAATATAACTAACTATGAAAGTAATATTTCTTGATATTGACGGAGTAATGAATTCTGAGCTGTTTTACCTTGCAAGGTATAGGAAGAGATGGCTACATTACAATACATATAAATGGTGGCTTAAATCAAAGATTAAGTGGATATTTAATGGGTTTAAATACAAATCTGTTTCATTGCTTAATCATAAATCACCAAAAGACCTGTTTAGTTATAATTATACTTATAAGCGATTAAAAGAAGAAACTGATTCTGTTAAATGGGAATGGTTGAATAGATTATGTATTGATACACAAGCTAAGATTTGTATTTCATCTGTATGGAAAAATCATTTTAAAGATACTAATGATTGGGATAAATGGTTCAATGCTATTGGTTTTCCAAGGAACACTTATGTTGGAATCACTAATACACGTAGAACATTAAGAGGAACAGAAATACAAGACTTTCTTAATAAATATGACAATATTGACAACTATGTAATTATTGATGACGATTCAGATATGTTACCTGAACAAAAAGAACATTTCTTTCAAACAGATCCATATGTAGGATTAACACCAAATACTTGTTATCGTATTAAAAACTATTTAAATAATTCTAATTTTAACATTCACAATCATTCCTAATTATTGATAAATTTGGAATGTTTAGTAATATAAGGCTCTTCAAACTGAATTATATGATAATGATAACCATTGTACATGGGATAGAAACTTGGCATAGAGAATATGCTTTATCATAGCTACGCCAGAGTAGCGTTATCTATTGTGTAAGATGCAAGGCTAGACTCTAGAGTTAAAGCCACGTTAGGAAACCCTAATATACAGCATATCCATCTGGCAAGGATAATGAAGAGTCTTTTTATAAAGCAATTGCTCATATTATAATGTTTGGTCTTTATGAGCAGTTGTTTTTTAACTTTGAAATTAATTAAATACTAATATAAATCAATCAATTATGAAAACATTTGTAATTACAAAAGAACATCTTGATGCTAATAATAATTATATTGGCAAAGAAGATTTAACTAATTTTGATGGTAATATCGAAGTTGAATCAAATTTAGGTTATGTTAAAAATATATCATTTAAAGCTAAAGGATATATTTTAGCCAAAGTTGGTAGTGGAATCAAAGTTGGTAGTGGAATCGAAGCTGGTTGGGGAATCGAAGCTGGTTGGGGAATCGAAGCTGGTTGGGGAATCGAAGCTGGTTGGGGAATCAAAGTTGGTAGTGGAATCGAAGCTGGTTGGGGAATCGAAGCTGGTTGGGGAATCGAAGCTGGTTGGGGAATCGAAGCTGGTTGGGGAATCGAAGCTGGTTGGGGAATCAAAGTTGGTAGTGGAATCGTTTGTGGATTATCTATAACTTGTAAATTTATACTTTCTGTAAATTTTAATATTTTTGCAGGTACTTGTTGGTGGAAACAATTAAGTAATGATAGTGAAAAAACTATTACTTGTGGTAAATTAGAATCAGGAACTATAGCTTATGGTATTCTAGTTGAAACAGGATTACCATATGATAATAATAATTCTAAAAAACAAGAATTATTATTAAAAGCAGAAGAGTTAATACAAAAATCTAATGAGTTAAAAGAATCTGCAAATAACTTATAATAACTATTAAAGGAAAGACAATATCAATGTAGTTGACAATTTATATTGCAATGTAGCAGAGTGAATCTTTCTTTTTAACTTTAAATCAAATCAATTAATATAAACCTTAAAAATGAATGTCCTATGACAAATTTTAAAAGAGTAAAACTTGTTATGCTGCCAAGTAATGAAAAAGCAGAAAATTGTCTTGTTATCCTTAGTAATGGTAAGTTAGCTTATCATAAGGGATATATAACTCAAGAGTATTTACATAATGTGCATTCTAGTAGTCATCATCTTTATTTTTTAAGTGAGAACAAACCACAATTTAACGATTGGTATTTTAGCGAACGTCATCAAAAACCTATTCAGATATTAGATATTGGTGGAATACAAATAATAGGTAGGAATAGTAAAAAGATAATAGCTACTACAGATACCTCATTAGGTCTTCCTACACCTTCTAAAGAGTTTATTGATGTATTTATATCAGAATATAATAAAGGCTCTGTAATCGAATTTGTAATGGTAGAATATGAAACTAATGGTAATTGGGAATCAGAAAAAAGCAGTGGATATGCAGGAAGAAGATGTGTTAATTGTGATACATGGAATTATATTGAAGCAAAGTATGAATGTGCTTGTGGAATGTCACCTAAAACAGATAAAGCAAACAATATCACTATTCGCAAAATTAAAGATTCATGGAATAAAGAAGAAGTAATAGTATTAATACATTTAATTTCTGGTACTATGTATAAAGAAAAAGTAATATATTCTCCTGAACGTGTTAATCAATGGATATCTAACAATCTTTAAATCAATAAAAACAATATAATATGAAACAACAAAAAACTGATATCGTCAAATTAGAATCATTAACTCCAGAACAAGAGGCTTTAATTCCTATCATTAGAAATGAATGGTTAAATCTTTTTTATAAAGATCAAGAAATAGATAAAGTAAAAGCAAAAGAAGGAATTGAATGGTTATATTCTTTTTGTAAAAAAGATAAGCCAAAAGTATTTTTTATGGATTCTCCATTAGGCTGTCAGATATTAGCTAGCATCGGGGCTAACATCAGGGATAACATCGGGGCTAACATCGGGACTAACATCAGGGATAACATCTGGGCTAACATCAGGGATAACATCTGGGCTAACATCAGGGATAACATCAGGGATAACATCAGGGATAACATCAGGGATAACATCAGGGATAACATCAGGGATAACATCAGGGATAACATCAGGGATAACATCAGGGATAACATC